CAGCTTGTCCTCGCCTGCACGGGTAAGCAGGAAGTCGGATGCCTTCAGGTTCGCGTCACGCTTCAGGTGTTTCTGCTGACTGAGCCATTCGTCCACCAGGTCTTCCATCCGGTTTCTCTGGGATGTGAAGAGTTTGACCATGGCGTCCTTCCAGGCGCGCTCTGGTGCCTTCAGGCTCTTGGTGACCCACTCTATCCAGACCTTGGTCCGTTCGTCCACTTGGAGGATGACTCCGTCCGCGGATTTCGACTTGGTGGGTTCCTTGGAGGGCGGAAGCTTGGGATTCTCCTCAGGGGTCTCTTCCTTGGGTGCCTCGATTTCCGGGAGGGCGGCTTCTGGCGCTCCGCCGAACAGCTGGGACTCGCCCAGGATTGTGCCGTCGGCCAGGTTGACGCGGGAGCCCTGCACTAGCGGCAGCTTCAGCCAGGGGTAGTTGTCGGAGTCGACCGGGATTTCAAGCAGGCGGTAGGCCTCGACCGGAGGGGTTCCCTGCCGGATGAGGACGTCGGCGGCGTTGATTTTGTCCTTGAGGTCGGGCTTGAGGGCGTCGATGGTGGAGACATCGGGGAACAGCGTGTAGTTCTTGCGGTCGACGTGCTCGACCCAGCGGGAGTTGACGGACTCGAACGCCTTCTTGATGAGCGGGATGACCGTCTCCTGCCAGAAGGACTTCTTCGCGGCGGCCGCCGTGCCCTCGTCTATGGTGTCGTAGAGGCCGAGCATGAACTTCGAGACCTTGTAGGCCGCTAGCACCTCGTCCATCTTCATCTTCTTCTGGTCCACGGCCTGCATGTCGGCCATCTTCTGGGCTGTGGCCTGGTAGGTGAGGCCCGAATGGAGAAGGGCGGTGCGGCCTGACTTGTCCACGCCCTCGTAGGCGGCTGACCAGCGTTGCTTTAGGTCGTCGGCCTGGGGCTTCGTCAGTGACTTCTCGGTCGTGAGCACGCCGCCGATGTTCGCGTTGTTCTCGGCGAACCTGGTCCCGAGCTCGGAGAGCTTGACATCGGAGTCGGCCGCCATCGCCGCCGCCGCGTACGGGCTCATGCCGAGGAGCATGTTGTAGGGATTATAGAGGTGGATGCGGACCACTTCCCACGGTCTGTAGAGCAGCGGCTCCGACCCGGGGATGCGGAGTTCCCATCCGACGTGCACGCCTTCGACTACCTTGGCGAACATCACCTCGTCCGTGAACGGGTACAGTTCGTCGGGAAGCTCGCCCAGACCGAAGTCGCAGGCCTCGCTGCCCTTGGGTTTATCGCCGACGAGAAAGACCTGGCCGCCCGGGGTTCGGGTTGTGGGGAGCAGGAGGCCGAGGAAGATTGCCTCGATGAACTGCGAGCGGGTCATGTAAGGGTTCGGCCGACGGAGCAGTTTGAGGAGCGCATGCTCCTTAACCTTGGTCTTCATATCCTGGTCGGTAAACAAGCAGACCGGAAGGGCCGACGCGTTGATTGCGATGACCGAAGCGCAGGCGTATACCCAGGTATAGTGCTGGTATGGCCGTTCACGGACCGCCCGGGCCATGCTTCCACTGTCTCCGCGCTGCTGCGCCATGGAGAACAGGAACTTGGGGTCAAAGTCAGGCGTCTGCTGTCTCAGGTGGATGGGGAGACCGTCCGCGCCGAGGAGTCCTTCTATCATGTCCATTCGCATTTCCTCAGAGGACAACGAAGTCCGGTGCGGGTGTAACGGTGTCGTATATCTGGCCCCAAATTCCGTAGAAGAACGAATCTCCTTTATCGGGCGAGCGTTTCGCCTCCTTACGCATCCTGTCCTTGTCCCAGATGAGGATTTTCTTCTCCTGCTTGACGTCGTATCCGAAGATGGATAGGTCAGACTTGAGCTCGGCGTCGTCTATGCCGCCGACCTCACCGCGCTGGCAGAGCATCTTGGCGTTCCAGCACACCTGGGCGCGGAGGTTGTAGAAAGCGAGGGGGCCTTCCATGTTCTGCTCAAGCGGGGCATCGCCGCCGCGCATCATCTGTACGTCGTGGCCGAGCGCACAAAGTCTGTCGTAGACGCCGGCGCCTACGCCAACGACGTCGACGACGACGCGATGGTCTGGTATCTTGTACATGAGAATCTGCTCATGAACGACCTTGGCGACCTCCTGGGTGTCGGACCTCTCCAGGATGATTTGGTCGCCTTCCTTGTTGAGGCCGAGGAAGCGGGTGATGACGGTCTTGTCCGAGCCGAACCAGCCCACGTCGACTCCGAGAGAGCGCTCCAGCTGCCTCTCCTGCTCGGGGGTGTAGTCCAGCAGGTACTCGGCCTTGTGGATATCCTCCCAGGAGATGAGCTGATTTCGCTCGTCGGTGGCATCCCAAGAGCCTTCCACGAAGCGCTTGTACATCTTCGGGTCCATGTTCTTGAGCGAGGCCTTGTACGCCTCCGCGATGTGCGGGTTGTCCGTGATGAGGGACTGGAGGAAATAAAATGGCGCAGGGAGCTTTCCACGGACATGGGGGTCGTAGAACTTCCGCTTGAGATACCCTTGGGAGGGGTTGCACGTTGCCGCGACCAGTGGATGGGGTTGGACGGGGCGGGGGTTGTGCTCGGAGATGGGGATAATCCAGCTCCCTGCGCGTTCGATTGCCTTGTCGAAGGAGGCCTCGTTCAATTCATTGGCCTCCTCAAGGCCGAATCCGTTCACTTCAAGACCCTTCCACCTGTTGAGGTCTGGGTCATCCTGGAAGGACTCGGCGAAGAAGAGAATCTGGGAGCCGTTGGAGAACGTGGCCACCAGGTCGGTCTGGTTGAACTCGATTTCGTGGAAGGTCTTTCCCTTCGGCGCTATCTTCCTGTAGGAGGGAAGGGTGTTGCGCTTGAGGGTGGGGCGGTCGGTGCGGACTATCGCCCACCGTGAACCGGGGTAGACCCGGCAGAGGATGATGAAGAGCCCGAGCAGCGCGAAGGTCTTCCCGCCGCGGATGCCGCCCCCGAACAGGAGGTAGTTGTACTCCCCGCACATCGCGGCCTCGATGAACCGCGTCTGCTTGTCGGAGAATACGAGCGGACCTGCGGGTTGCGGGTCCATGGCCACCTTCGCGGCCTTTTGGTCGATGACGCTAGTCATCTTCCGGCAGGTCCTTCCAGGCGGCGGTCGCCTTCATTGCCTTCACGCGGTTGGAGGAGCGGCGGTTGTTCGCCTGCTCCTTCGCGGAAGCCCACTTGCAGTTGGTCGGGCCGTAGGGCCCGTCGTTGTCGATGCGGTCGAGCGTCATTCCGTCAGGCCGCAACCCCATGTCCTTCACGAACACGTCGAAAGAGGCCCACGACGGGTGGATGGTAATCCCCCTCCCGCCGTGGTTCTTGAACTTCTCTCGATTGGGGTTGTTGACCCTATAGAACATGGACTTCCACGTCATATAGGTCGGCTTGTGGAATTCGCTCACTCCGTTTGTCCCTTAGTTCGCGAACAGCCTGAGGCGCTTGACGTTCTTGTCGCCGCGGATGGTCATGTACACCAGCTCCAGGGCCTGGAGGAAGGTCGGGGCGGCTCCTGGGGCGGTCGACAGGGCTGCGAGGGCCACTCCGGCGCCGAGGATGGCGGTCCCGCCGACGAGGGCGTCATAGGTGTTGGCCGGCACGACCATGAACTGGTGGAAGACGGGGCGGGCGGCCGCGTCCGCGACGTTGACCGTCAGGATGCCGAGGGTGTTGGTATCCGTGGCCCCGAGGGAGAGGTCGTACATTCCTACTTCGTCGTAGGCGGCCCCTGCGTCGGAGGCCCCCTGGTCGGCGACCGCGGGGATGATGTTCCCGCCGTTCTTGGAGAGGCGCACGTTGGCCTTCTGGATGGTGAGGGCGGCCTCGGCGGTGACGCCGTCGGTCGCGTCGACGAAAGGGCCGGCTTTGATGGTGGCGGCGGTGGACTGCTTCAGGTAAATCATGCGGACCTCTTGGTTTGGAAGGGGGTGGTGATGGAAGGGCGGAAAGGCGTGGAGGTCTAGAGCCGGCCGTGCCAGCGTTCTCGACCGCGGAGCCTGGTGACCTCGCCGCAGCCGTCCGCGGTGGACTTCTGTATCAGGAGCTCAAGGGCGATGAGGTCGAGGTCCTGGCGGAGCCTGGCCTCGTATCTCTGGTGCATGACTCTCTCGGCCAGCCTGGCCCGATACGAGAGGGCGGAGGCGGCGAGGCATAACGCCAGCGAGGTCGCCAGCGCGAGGTTGAGGGCCTTAGACGTTCGAAGGTCCCTGCTTGAAGGAGTACGAGCCGTCCGGCCTGGTTTCGAAACGGCCTTCGTACTTGAAGGTGATGGGTTCGCCGGTCATGCGCGGCTCAAAGGTGAGGGTCGCCGGTGCCCCGACCTTGTCGAACTCGAATTTGACGTTGTGCGTGGTGGGTCCTCGATGGTTGAGGTAGTCCGGTCGCCATGAGACGCCGCCTCCTGGCACCACCGAGGACGCCATGCCGCAGGCCTTGAGGCAGTCCTCGATTGAGGGGCGATGGGTTCTTCGCGAGGTTCCGGAAAAAAATCGGGCAAACGTACGTACGTTTTTTCCCAAATTTCCGGTACGCATTTTGGGGGTAGCCCCAAGGCCTGATAGGGCCTCAACGGGTTCCGCAGGCGGGGTGGGGGTGCGCGTGCGTGCAGCCCTGGACGACGTCGATTTGAGCCCCTGCGGAGTCGCGTGGCCAGCCCGACCAGGGGCCAGGTGTCCAAGCAGGGGGCCCAAGCCAGAACAAGCCTGGCCCTTGCCGCTATCATCCACGGCGTGAATGGCTCGGCCAATTGCCATGCCGGCATTTCGTATGCCGTCAACTACGGCCAGCGTAGTTATGGTCATGCGGTCCAGTACCGCCTGAATGTTGACGAATGGCAATCTATTAGCTGTTGGGACTGTAATCGGGCCTAGAAGCTGAGCTTCTTAGCTCCGATTTGCCATTCTTCTGGGTGGGAGGGGGTGGGAGTAGAAACCTTTACCGTGGACTCCTTGGCGTATTCGGCCTTGAACTTTCTCTCAAGGAACCAAGTAGAGCTCTGGAAGTTGATGCTGCCATTGTGCACCTTCTGCAGGTGGTGGAACTTACATTGTGCCATGGCGCGGTCGAACGATGTCCGGAGTCCAAAGTGATTGCCTGCATAGAGCGCATAGAATCTTTTGGGGTCTAAGCCATTGAGGAGGGCGACGTCCTCAAGGGATGCACCCTTGGTGAACTGCTCGCACATCTCCCCCATCAGCTTATCGGTAAAGGCGGTTATCTCGGCGGGGAACTTGGAAACGGGTAAATCATCCTGGACTTTAGCCATGAAAGTCAGGTGCTGGACTTTAACGGTCGGCACGGATGTCTCTTTGGCTACCAGAATTTTCCCCATATAAGCAATACGGCGCGGGGGAGAATAATATCGCGATTATAATAATAATATCGCTATTATTTTAGTCGTTACAACAAATACTGTGTCAACAACGAATCTGCCTCAGATTCGCTCCGATTGACCAAGTAGTAATGATTCCATTATCGTACGTACGCTTAGGTCATTCGCCCGTGACGGGAACATGGGCGTTACCGTATCTGCGATGTTTCCATTATTCGCCGCTCTTCCGCTCTTAACGAACAGCGTATACTATATTTCTTATAATAATAATATTATTATTATTAAATAATCATATATATGCACTTCGTTAAGAGCGAGCAACCCCCTTCAAATCGCGTGAACGGAGCGCTTTATTTTTCCGAAGCCTTTACGCCGAGCCTTTTCACCCAAAACCGCTGCACCCAAACGCCTCCCGTGGCGTCCTCCCGCGGCACCTTCACGAGGCTCCCGGAGCTCTCCATGACCTCGCCGTAGGCCACGCCCTGTCCCGTCCACCACTTGATGGGAGTCCCTACCGCTAGTTTATCCATGCCCCCCGCCCCCCTTTTCCAAGCCGCCTCGGGCCTAAGCCGCTTCCTTTCGGCCGCCTCTATCTCCTTCCGCCTCTCCCTCTCGCCTTCGGGCAGCTTATTCCACGTACCCCTCCGCCTCGACAGGCATAGCCTCCTGAGCAGGCAGCTCGCCCACACCTTGGAGGCCGTGGTCCCGAACTCCTCCTGCAACAGCCGTATGGCCAGCACGGGGTCCTGTATCTTCTCCTCGCGAAGCCTCAGGGAATACTCGGCCAACTCCATCCCGGCCAGCACCTTCGTCCCCTGGCTAGCCATCCGCGGCCACCCCAGGAAGGCGGGTCGAGACCCTCGCCAGCGTCCGCTTGAGGAAGGGCGTCCGCTTCGGGACGTCGGTCTCCGCTAGGTTAAGCGTGAAGACCTTCAGCCCCTTCGCAAGCGCCGTGGTAATCATGTTGCCGGTTCCGGGGCTCCGTCCGTCCCATACGGCTATGAGGGCGTCGGCGTATTCGGCCATCCGCGTATTCCTGACGGGGCCGGCGGACGTCCCGTATTTCCCCCACTCGGCCGAGAAGACGGTGAACCTCAGGGACCTGGACCTCGCCCACCGCTCCCCCAGCTCGTCGACCCCCTTGGCCCCTCCGCTCACGACCTCGGTAATCTCGAACCCCGAGCGCTCGACGGCCTGATAGACGAGGCGCGAGTCGAATATGGTTCGGCTCCCCGCGATGATGACCTTCAAGACGCCCCCTCCCGCTCTTGGACTTCGTTTTCTTTCTGCTTCGGACAATAGCTTTTACAGGGGCACCCTTTGGCTAAACAAGGCCGCTTAGCCCATAAGGAATGCGTCCGGTTAACGTGCCCGCATTCGCACCGGATAAAGTTTATATCTGCACTCTTCATTCTTCCCTCCCGTCATCCCATTCAATGTCACCAAGCCTATGCATCCAACGGCCCAATGGCTCGCCTGTGCTGGAGTCAACCATCGTCATCTCCATCACCGGCGTCGTCGGCATGGGCCAATCCTCCGGGCTGTCCGCGCCCACCAACTCCAGGTGGCCTTCGACCTCGTCAACCCAATAGATTATGCGGCGGCTGGCGCGCATGTACAGCCACCTTCCCGGCCTGTCTGGCGCGATTAGCTCTCTCATCTGTCGAAATCTAGTCTCTTAGCGGGAGACTGGCGTGAGGCCCTGGTCACGGAAGACGCCGAGGGAAGTCCATCGGCTGCTAAGGCTTTTCCGTTCCCTTGGCCTTGAGCAGCGAAATGAGGGAGCTGATGGCGAATCCGGCGGTGAAGCCCAACGCTATTCCGCCGCCGACTATCCCCAGGAGCCAGACCCACAGGCCGATGTCCGCGTTCAACCACACCCATGCCGCCGATATTCGCTCCGGCACGACCAGTGGCTGGACAATCATGTCCACCGCCTGTGGGCAATCGACCGTTTTCGGCGCCTTCTCCCCGAACTTGTACGAGGTGGCGAGCATAGCACTTAGGCTCATCAGCGATACGCCAAAGGCCAATAGCATGGTCCTTCTGGTACCTGAGTCGCGAGCAGTGGAGTGAAGGCGCGCCTGCTTGTACACCTCCCCCGAAACCTTGGACACCTCCTTCATGACACCCAGCGTGTTTTCCACCTGCATGGTGATTCCGCGCGAGGTCTTTGCACGGAGGTGTAGCCCCTCGATGCGGGCCTTCATCTCGATGTTGGAGATTATTCCACGGGTAAGACGCATCTTCTGCTTCCCATCCCTCATCCATATGGAGGGTGTGCTGCTGTAGAGCCACGATTTCTCGTCTTCCAACGACTGCGCCCAGTTGTTCTCCTGCGTCTCTTCCCGGAGCAGCTTTACAGCCGCCGCGAGGATTGACCAAAACTCCTCTTTCATTTCCCTGTTGGGGGAAGCGTCTTCGCCCTTCAGTTCCAGGACAGTCATCCTGGCAAGCAACGCGCGGGTAGATGTGCGGATTTCCTCGTTGTTCATGCCCAGGAAACATAGCAATCCCCTGTGCCAATATCGGTCCCCGCTTACCCAATCTCCGCTCTCCCCGCAGTCCTGGTTATCTCCAAATCCCTGGCTCTAAGCCGTCCGATAACGATTCGCGCTTTGGCAAGACATTGGTCCAATGGGTGGCCGGTGAGTACCCATATCGAGTCTGCAATCACTTGTTCCGCCGTCTCCAGGGGATTAGGATTGGAATTAGGTGCGTCGATACGCTCTGCATTTAATGCAGTTTGGAATTCATCACTTTTAACCTCCATATGCTTGCGGCACAAGGGAACATCACCGAAATACGTAACAGCCGGGAGTCCGCATCCGGTGGTGTAGCAGTGCCCGTATGTAGAGAGCATTGGGGAGCTTTGCGGACTGTCAAAGTCTTTCATCCATGCTCCATCAGCGTGGCGACGGCCTTGGCGTTGGCCAGCCTCCTGAAGCGGAGCGTATGCCCGCCCAGCACCAGCCTATAGTGGGAGGTATTTGGATTAGATGGCGTGTTCGGCGCATGGATGACGTACTCGTGCTCGGTATGCCACCACATCCCGAAGGATTTGTCTTTCTTCCATTTGAGATTTTCCATCATTCCCTCCCTTCTGCCTTGGCTATTGCTGCTATTGCCATCTTGACCGAAATATCCTCCCGCGTGATGTATGCGGGGCCCTCGTAGCTCGTCATTTTGAAGTTGTGGGAAGCCTTATAGACTATTTGACGTAATGCTTCCAACAACTCAGGAGCGGCGGCAATAAGATTAGCATCACCCTCTTCCATGGCTTCGGCATGGTGTGGGAGGTTTTGGCTATTAGACGCTATCAAATATCCGCCGTCTACCTTATCGGCTATCCAAGGCCCGGGGGTGTGCTTGGCGTTCATGTTAGTTCTCCTTAAGGGCATTGGTTTGTTCGATAAGCACAGACTTAATGGCTTCCAGGATAAGGTGGCCTTTTTCACTTATCAGCTCATCAGCCAACTCGGCGAGAGCAACCTCGCCTTCCGCGTCCGAGTCCATTTCCCAGAGGGTTTGCGTAAGCTGCTTCAACAGTTTGTCAAGGTCGGTCCGGTTGCTCATGGTGTTCTCCTTATTTTCCGAGGGTGAGCACATGCATCGCGGCCCGGAGGGAGGTGGCCATACCATCAAACTCCTTCAATTCGGATTCGATAAAATCTCGCTCGCTCCCCCCGTTGCAGAACGTCAGCTTATCACGTTCCATCCTAGTCCTCCGGGCCAATTCGGCGATTACCGTTTCGATATCTGAAAAGGCTTCGGTCTTGCTTGGGCTGAGGGCGTTCATCTTGTTCTCCTTGCTCGTGTCCATGTATTAATAATAACGCCCAGTTTGAGGTTTGTACACACGTTTGTCGCCCTATTTTCGGCCCGACTTTAAGAGTTTGGCGGGGAGTATTTTTCCTACCTCTAAATATGGTCATTTCGAGGCGCCCCTACGGCCTGTGGGCCTCCTGGGTGGGTAAAACGTCCGGGCATGGAAGGAAAAGGCCGCACCGGTCGCCGATGGACTCCGGTTCGAGCCAGGATTGGCGGTAGCCATTCGGCTTGGCCGTGAACCTGCGGCACTGGAGCCGTTTCGGACAGACCGCGAAGCCGATTGCGCCGGAGCATTTGGAGATGTCGCTCATCGGGCGGTCGCCTCGAAGAACTCCTTTACCTGGAGGATGGAGACCGGGCGGAAGTTCCAGACGTCGACGCCCACGTCAAGCCGCCTGCTTCCAGGGACATAGGGCAGGTTGCCGTGGGCGTGGCCGTGCAGGTGCCAGGCCCCAATGTCCTTGTCCGGCCAGTCGTCGTGATAGTGGTGGCTCATGTAGACGGAGGCTCCCGCCTCTTCGAAGTGCCCCTGGAATTCATCGCGGCTCCAGGCGAACCTGTCGGTCTTCAGCTTCTTGTCGTGGTTCCCCGCGATGTGGTAGATGTTGCCATTCAGCTTCCTGAGGATGGAGCCCGTCCATTCTTGGTTGACGAAACTCACGTCGCCGAGGTGGTATACCTCGTCCTCCGGCTTCACGCAGTCGTTCCACCGCCTGATGAGCGCCTCGTTCATCCCCTCGCGCGTGCGGAACGGCCGCTTGCAGTACTCTATGATGTTCTTATGCCCGAAATGGGTGTCGCTCGTGAACCAAATCAAGCGCCAGCCCTCAAGGTCGACTCCACCAGCTGGTTGTGGTAAAGGCCACGGCTCTCGGCCAGCTTATTGAAGGCCTCCTCACCGTAGGCGATGGTATGCCCGTTGCTCAGGCGGTTCTGGTTCTCCGCGTGCATGCCCATCGCCTCTACCAACGCCGCCGCCGCGTTGCAGAGCGCGAATGCCAATTGTCTTTCCTCTGTCATGCCATCCGCCTTTCCATCTCTTTAATGACCTCTTCCAACTTGTCCGCTGACTTTATCACCCTGTCGCAAGCCCACTCCGCGAAGTCGCAGTCGGCCGAAACCCATCCCCTGCCAGACAATCGCCTGAAGGGTATCCCATGAGACGCCAGGTACTTCACGTCCAGCGCCAGGTCCTTGTACGCCTGCTTCGCAAGGTCTCCCAGGCGCTTTTTCCCCGCCTTTTGGAGCGGACCTTTCTTACGGCGTGACCCCATGCTCGGCCCATCCACCAGCGGCAGCTCGTCCGGCCGGTGCCTCCATACGTCCTTGTCCCTGTGCTGCTTCATCAGCACACCTCATCGCAGCGGTCGTCGTACGGCCCGCATGGCTCATAGTCCCACCACGAGAAATCCCAAATCACATCAACCCCCGCCGCCAAGCCTCTTTCCTCATCTGCGCGTAGACGGGAAAAAACTCCTCGACTTCAACGCCATTCTCTTCCATCTCACGAAGGTCGGACTCTATGGAGTACTGGGCCATCTCGCCGTTCATCGAAGACAGGACCGCGTACCCGGAATCTACCGCCTCCTGGGAAAGAACCTCGGACCGCTTTTCCAGCATCCGCATGGTGTTGAGAAGATGGCTGTCCGTCATGTCACAGACGCGAATGCTCCCGCCGTGCCGCGTCTTCCAAATGGCGGTAATCTTCCTCACGCTCCCTCACCAATCGGGCCTAGCGCATCGAGGTAGCCGCACGTGCAGGGGACGGCCTTGCAGTCTTTGAAATGGACGCCGTGGATTGCCAGGGCCTTTTCCAGCACCTGAATCCTGGCCGCTCGGTCTGTAATCAGGTTCCGTATCTCGGCAGCCGCGGCTATCGCCGCCTGCTTCGAATCGCATTCTATCGTGCCGTCCTTTAGGATGCCAAGCCGCTGACCGTCTTTCCCGGTGATTTGAATCAGGTAGTGCTTCTCGCTCATCTCTTCCACTCCACGATGAATGAGAATCCGAGCACGGTGACCTCCGCGTACCTGGCGCCCCTGATGGTGACGCCGTACGAAGCCGTGAGAACCTCAACCGCCGCATAGTCTCGACCCATATACCACCTGTTGTCTATCAGGAATTTCATAAGCTCTCCCTCTGGATTTTATTCGCCTTGCAATACTGACACGCACCCGGAATCCTTCTGTGCTCGCACCGCAGGCTGAAGGCCGGTCTTTTTGCCGGGCTCTCATCCCCCATCTCACCGTGAAGCTGGCATCTGAAGGTCATCAGCACCTCGCCGTGGTTGAAGCAGCGGCACTTCTTGTCCAGGAACTCCTGGCATCCGCAATCCTCTATGAAGCAGCGCCCGTCAACCGTAAGGTGGGCGGATTGCGAGTGCCGGCATGTGCACATGCCGCTCATTTAATCCTCGCCCGCTTCTTGTCCGGCCTTCCTTGCCGCATCGTAATCTCCGTGTGCATTTCCATGGTTTGAACCTTGAATTTTTTCTTCCCTATCATGAGCGTGCCACCGTTGCGCACGAGGTCCTGGAGGGCCGGAAGGAGCTCATCCTCGTACTCATAGACGGCCAACTTGAGGTGGACGGCAATCATCTGGGCCTTCTGGAGATAAGGCGCATCTCGCCTCCGCTGGTCAGCATGCTCCTGCCGTGCAGCCTTTCGTCGAGGACCTCGTACTGCCTGTAGCACGGTTCGCCGCGCGTCGTCATCCTCAGGACGTACCCCGTGCGGCCGGTGTTGTACCCGCCGGTCAGCTCGACCTTGTCTCCGAACCGGTAGTCCAGGCAGGCGAGCGGCTCCAGCTTTGCCGCGCATCCGGCCATACCCAAGAGGGTATAAGGGAGCAGGAAGCAAAGGCATTTATACCCGACGGGGTGTAGCCGGCTCAACGAGTCATCCCCGCATGAAAGTCATGCCAGTCCCTGTAGTACGCCCCGTCCTTGTTGGTTCGCATGTCAAAGTCAGCCATCAGCCCCGCATCTGGCCGATAGACCTCTATGTAGATGCCGTTTCCCGGCTCCATGCTGACGTTGTGCTTCCTGCAAAGGGCTAGCAATTCCTTCTTGAACTCATCCATCTCCTACCTCCTTGGTGACAGCTTCTGTCACGGTTGAATACGTACCTTTGGCCTATGAGCCGAATACCCGAATACCTTGTCAAGTTCATCCTTGGCTCCAGCGACTGGGACCTAATGCAGGAATCTGTAAAGCACCTTACTGCGCGAAATCGCCACCAGGGCTACCTGGACTTCATCGAGCCCGAGATTGCCAGGAGGATAGCCGAGGGCAAATGGAACCCCGAGCCTATAGTTACGTCACACCTTGGGAAGCCGCTCCCGCCTTAGTCAGTCGCCTCTTCCCACTCGCGGACGCACCTGACCGCGGAAACCGGGAAGCTGGACCGTTCCCGCGCCTTCCCAAGTTCGGAGAGGTGGTCGATGATAAGCCAACTCCTCGTCCGCTTGATACGCACGCCTTCGAAGACGGGGGCGTGTGACTCTCCACGTAGCTCGACCTGCGCGCACCTCACGCTCCTCCGCCTTCCATTCGCGAGTAGATGGAGTATGCCTTGGCGCAAGACATGGCCTCGGCGAGCACGCTGGGTGGGCAAGGGCGGACAGAGACTTGGAGTCTGCGGGCGGTCTCCAGCCAGTTTACGGTGAAGGACATCCTATTCCCCATCCTGGCAAGGCAAAGCGCGAGCCTGGCCTTACTCATCTTTCTGCGCATCATTCGGGGCCTTTGGAGAGGAATTCTATAAAGCCATTGACGCCGTCGCCCTTGAGCTCGCGCTCGGTTGCGTAGTATGCGTCTCTTGACTTTCCGGTATCATCCAGCGTTTTGATGTAATCCTCGGCGAACTCCTTCAGCCGCATCATCGCGACCGAGCCCACCCTCGGCTTAGTTTGCTTCTTCATCTTCCCCGCCTTTACTTGGTCTGCCAGTTCGCTATAAGTCCACGAGTCCACACGCACGCCGATACGATTGCCAGCCCGAGGATTCCCCATTGGCTGTTCGTCCAGGCCACCCACATCCAGAGCGGCTCATTGGCCAGCCCGAATACGAACCCCCACCTCCGAATCCGAGGAGCCTTAACACCCACCAGGAAGATGGCCAGTATTCCCTGGATGAAGAGAACGACCTGGAGCATCAATTGAGCTCGCCTCGGTCCCTCTTCCCACGGATGAAGGCCTCCATATACCGTTCGAGCGCCTCATCGAGCATTTTCGCAGCCGCGGTCAGCTCGTCCAGTTTGCGCATACGGCCGATGTACCCGCACTCCATGGCATCGGCCAGCCGGTTGATTGTGAATACCAGGGATTCCATTGCCTGCTCGTTCATGCCATAGACCCGCGACGTTCGACCTTCACGCCGGGAAGCAATTGCTTCAGCCGTATCATCGCCTCGTTCGGCGCATGCGCGGGCAGCATTACCGAGCCCGATTTCACCACCCTTACGGCTTTCGCTATCAGAAGCAGTCCTTCCTCGTCGAAGCGGACTTGCATGCTTCCTTTCGTCCGCGGAGACTGCCTATACGCGCGGTCGTCCGCTTGAGGCTTGTTCATCTTCTTTATCAAGTTCATCTCGGCTCCTAATCCTTGAGGGGGCAACGGTCTGCATGACGCTTGAACGCGGCGAAGTGTGACTTGCATGAGCACTCGACTCTTGGGTCTTCAGCCCAATAGCTATTGTTATTCGGGTCGTACCTAAACGTTCCGCCGTTCCTCGCGTGTCCTGCTATCTCCGCCGGGGTCATAGGTGGATTCGCCGGAGAGGTAGGCTGTCCGCCATAGTTGATGGAGTTGAGGGCGCCCTTCAATTGGCGAAACGCGTATGCCCTACTGGTCTCCCTGTAGAAGCAGATTGCCTGCGCCTCTATAAGCTGGAGCGCTTCGAACAGGCTTACCTTGTCCAGGTCCTCGGAGCCGAGAGTCCGAATGGGGTTGACGTACTCTGTCTTCGCCTTCATCGGATATTGAATTTTCGGGTAGATGGCCATTACTTCGCCGCCTCCATCCTCACCAGGAACGGCTTGCCCTTGGCGGACAGGTAGACCATGAATAGGTCTTCCCCGTCCTGGAAGAAGGCGAGCTCGCGCTCCACCATCTTCTCCAGGAGGACGTCCAACCGGTCCTCTTCAAGGAACCGGACACGTGCGTGGTTTCTGGTCTTGTCCGTGAGCACCTGGGCATTTCCTTTTACGAGGAAAACCCTGTTCCCATCTTCAGAGAGAAGCATCACTGAGGTCGTGGTCTGGTAGTTATTCATGTCGGTCATTTCTTTTTCCCTTTTATACTGTTTAGGATGGCCTCTTCGACTGTGTTGATTTCCTCTTTAGGCTTGGCTGGAGCAGGCCAATTGAAGAGCATGGCCAGGATGCGGTGGAGTCGGCTCATGCCGCCGCCCCTACGGCTGAGAACAGCTTCTTGTCTTTCTTGTTCACGAACTCTGGAAGGCCGCAGGCCTCGCAGTACAGGATGCGCCCGCCGTCAATCGGCTTGACGTGTTCTGGGTTTATGTACTGGGGACAGGACGTCTCGGGGATGCGGATGTTCAGCCAGCGGGTTACCTGGGGTACCCCGTGTCCGGCCATTCCGCCCATGTTCATCTTGTCGGCAAACTCTCTCTTCGAGAGCCACCGATGATTTCCATTGCACTTCATGTATACCCTCCAGCCCTTATTGTATCGGGGCTGGAGAGGCGATGTACACTTTTAATGGTAATATTATTATTACCAATCTTAAGAGTCTTAAGAGTTATGCTTTCTTAAAGGACCCATTGGCCTCCATTAGCCGAGGAAACATCCAGGTTTCCCCTCACGGATGCTTATCCAACCCTCTGGACCGACCAGGATGTGGTCAAGGACCGGAATGCCAACCAGCTTGCCGACTTCGCAGATACGCTTTGTGGCCTGTAGGTCGGACTCGCTCGGCTCAAGGCTTCCGCTGGGGTGGTTGTGCGCGAGGATGATGGATACGGCGTTATTTCGAATCGCCCACTTAAACGTCTCCCGCGGGTGGACCATGGATTGGTTGACGAGACCGACCGTCACGATGTGCAAGGAGGTAACCACGTTATTTCCGTCCAGGCAAATCACCACGAAGCATTCTTGCTCGGCGTTCTTGATATTCCCGAGCAGCGGGACCACGTCTCCCGGCACTCGCACCTTGACCTTGTTCATAGCCATTCCGAATCCTCTATCACCCGACCGGAGAGGCACACGAAACACTTCTCCATCTTGACGCGGCGCATGGCCAAGACCGCTTTCACAAGATGCTCAGGCTCCACGTTATCGCGGATTAACTTATCCTTCACGAATCCACTGTGCCCGCAGTTCGCGATAAAATAGACCATCGTCTTCAGACGCTCCTTGCACTCGTTGCAGGGCACGGGGTCCCAGGCCTGCTTGGGCGAAATCTCCTTCAGGCGCTTGTGGAGCAGGATTGCCCCCGACTCCTTGCCGCACATTCGACACAGGGCCATTGCTACGTAACTCATTTATCCTCCTTATGCGGAATATCGTGATAACGAATATATGGCAAAAAGAAAGGGCCGCGTCAGCCCCCCTTCTTACCCTCCATCATTTCGGCGGTCAGCCTCCAGTCCGAATAGTTGGTGGTGGTGACCGCGCTTCCTTCGGAGTGACCTCCCCAAAGCTGGACTACGGGGGTGGGTATTCCTTTGCGAATCCAGTAGTCGAAGAAGGTCCGCCGCATGTCCTTGAAGGTTTTCGTCTTTTTTCCAGGAAGCAGTTTCTCAAACAAACGTTTACGGCGGTTGGAAATGGCGCTGCCCCAACTCTCGCGCTGGTGGTCCTTGTACTTATGCCCGGTGAACATACGGGAGTCAGGGGATGGAGCCTCTGCCTTCTTCTGGAGGAAGAGGTCGAGGAGGTGGGTCTTGTCGATTGGGACCTGGTAGAACTGGCCTGGCTCCTTGGCCCTTTCCTTGTTTACATACCACCGTTCGTCGTCCTTCAGGACCATGTGGGATGGGGCGAAGTCGAAGTAGTCTGCCGGGTCCATGGAGGACCAGCGGACGACAAGGGAAAGTTCGTAGAGCTCGGGGTCGCCTTTCTTCGCGTCCGCCATGAAAAGCTCCCATTCATCCAAAGCCCACATTTCCTTCCGCTTCCCGAACTTCTTCTTGTCCGGCCTGGGGAGGTCTGCCGCGTAATTTCGGCGGAGGGGGGTCCCGTCCTGTTTCGCCTCCCATTCCAGGAAGCGGTCCCAGTCGGTCAGGGTCTCTGACCAAGTCTTCGGGGCGTATGGCTCCCCGTCCTTTTTGAGCTTTATTCCGTCCAGGTCTGCGATTAGAGCGTCCAGGGATTCCGGAGTAATGTCCTCGACCAGGTTACGAGCCTCCCCTTTGCCCTTGTCCGAGCGGATGGAGGTTAGGTACCCCAGTTGGCGGGTCGTGGACCTTTTGTAGCTGACCGACATGAAGCGCATTTCCCTCCCTATGAAGGTAAGGATTTGCGCGGAAATCGTACGCCCCTTTTGTATCGGCTCGGGGACTATTTTGGCGGCTTCCTCGACCTTCACGAGGGTGGCCTTCCAATGCTCGGTCACGGCCTTATAGGCAATTTTCAGGGCGTCGTCCTTGGACTTTACCCCTGTCGGTTTCTTGAATTGACCCTCGCCGCGGATGGAGTAAAAGAACCAGAGGGTTGGGTCCTCGGGGCGGTCCTTTCGGCGTCTGACCTTTATCTTCGGGAATTTCGGTGGGCGCATGGGAGGTCTCCTATGGGATTAATTATAGCGTAATCAGTCCCAAAAGTAAGCCCGTCCGATGAATTTAGCTGATTTAGCCCTTTCCTAGCGGTTCGAATCCGCTTGTCGCCTCCACCTTCCAATCTTATCCCAATCAAGGTTTCGGTTTAACTTACCTTCCAACTCCTTGAAAAACAAGCCCTTGCGATAGAAATATTATGCAATGAGGTTCAATGGGATTAAATAGACCAGAATAAGAAAGGGGCCTCTCTGGCCCCAAAACTCAGTCCCAAAAGTATGCCCAAGCACTACAGGTCGGTCTCCTCGCACCTCGTCCACGCCCCCACCTCGGCCAAGGCGGCCGCCTCGGTCCTGTAGTTGTAGACCGCCGCGGAGTACTTGGGGTCCGGGTGGGTTACCGGCTTTATGAAGCCCTTGGCGGTGTCGATGGTCACCCAAAGGCCGGATTTTAGGGCGTGACCCATCTGCCCAGGGACCATGCTCTGGGGCACCTTCGGAATCTTGAGAAGGACGGTGTCCCGCCTCAGCGTGTCATTCCATGAGAGCTCGACGAAGTTGTAGTTGCTGGTCTCATCAGCCTCCCCGGTAGCGGCGTACCAGCACCACTTCAGGGTCTTGGCGTAGCCGCCTGGGAGTGTGGTCTGTGGTTCGGGGTCTGGGTCTTGAAGGCCTTGGCAGCCAATGAGCAGAAACACCGATACACAGGCCCCCTTAAAGTTCACTTACAGGCCTTAGCCGAATCCCCAATCGCCGTGGACTCATATTCCGTCTTGGTGACGGCGAAGAGGGTGGAATCCTGCATTAGGAACTCGTACTTGGCCGGACGCAACTCCTCCGTATTGTAGGTCCAGTAGCACATGGTTGTGCTGCCGCCGTTGCTTCTGGGCATTGGGCACGTCTTATCTGGGTTAAGGGCCGCGGAATCCGTGAAGGTACCGGTGATGACCGTCTTCTCGCTCACGTAGATTTTATTCAGAATCTTACAGAGGCGCAGCTCGGCTTTGACCGAATCCTTTGGGTCGTCTACGGGACCAGCCGGGCCGGTTTTTTCGGTGCAGTAAGTCAGGCAGAGCAACGAGCCGACTATCAGGAATCTACGCATGGTGAACTTCCCCCTCTATATTATAGGCACGTCGAAAGAAACCGTTCAATCTTCTTCGTTATCTTGTCGAAATTGGCGGTTTGGCACTCCCAAATGGCCAAAACCCTCCACCCAAGCCTCTCAAGGGACACCTCGGCGTTGACATCCCTGGCTACGTTGTCGAAAAGCTTGGCCGACCAGAAGGCCTTGTTTGACTTCGGCATCGGGCTTTTTCCGCACCCATGCATGTGCCAGAAGCAGCCATGGACGAAGATGGCCTTCTTCCTGGAACGGAATACAAGGTCTGGCCGGCCTGGAAGGCCATTAACGCAGAGCCGGTACCCGGTAAATCCACAGGACCTCGCAGCCTTCCGTACCAGGAGCTCTGGCTTCGTGTCCCGGCCTCGGACTGAGGCCATGATTCGTGAGCGGACCTCGTGGCCGAATACATCCGGCATCAAGCCTCGCCCTCGTCCCTGGCAAGCTTCTCGATAACGGCCTGGAGGACATATGCTGTCTTGTGGGTTTTCCTCCTTGCCCTATCCACCCGCTTGTCAATGCTTTCAGGCGCCCGGAAGTCCCAGCGCACGGTGCACGTAGACTTGGCAAGATGGTATATGTCCACGACGAGGATGACCTTGCCGCGGAGCTGGAGGTCCTCCAGGATTTCCTCGCACTCCTCCGCCGGTATGGAGAGGGTGGAGCAAATATCCTCCAATGTCGCTCCATCTTTAAGGGCGTTGAGGTTGCCGACAATCTTCTTTCTCTGGTAATAATAGGAGCGCATCAGTGGTTCGCCTTTCCGAATCTACCTGTAACATTAAGTACGAATCTGGAATTCGCCAAAGTAGCTGACCCAAGATTTCCCGCAACTACTTTTGCGGCTTTTGCGCACAGTTTGTGCGTAACCTTGAGCCGCTTGAGCCTAGCCAATTTTACGGGCCTCCGCTAGCGCCATGATATTCGCGCCGTACTGGCACTTGAGGTTGACCATAACGTCAACCGCCTCGCCTAAGTCGGGAAAAAGGATGGCCTCTACGTAGTTCGCGCCCCAGACCGGGGTCCCGTCGTCCCTTTCCTCCACCAGGAAGACGGTACCGAAGATTCCATAGTCCAGAATGACGACGAAGCCTTCGCTTCGGAGTATTTCGGTATCTTCCGCTGGCATCAGTAGCCTGGAGGTGGGCCACTCACTGATGATTCCCGGCTCATGCCAGTGGACGAAGGTCGTGTCGCCCTTGTACTCCGTGACGCTTCCCCATATCACCTTGCCCGCGAAAAGAGTCTTGACCAAATCATCCTGCTTGAAGTTTCTCATGTTACTTACCCTCCGGCGCCTTGCGGGCCTTTAAGATTTCCTCTGTCATGTCGGCGGCATCGTCCATGAGCCGTTCGAGCAGCTCATCATCCGTCCACTTCGGGTTGCGCTCCTTCAGGGCGAGTAGTTGCTCCTTGATGGCCTTCTTAAGGGCCGTCGTCGAAGAGGTTAGCCTGATGAGTGACGCGTTGGTTGGTCTGGACATTTTCAGCTCCTTGGTTGTTGATTTGGAAAGTTCATTTCTAGCATGTTCGAATCGAAGGACTTCATCCGGTTTTTCAGGTCCCGCATGAGCTCGCTCTTCCGCTTGTTGTGGGCGGCGAGTGCCGGCCTGACCATCCTTCCGAAGGCCTGCATCTGGTCCCAGTTGGCGGTAATCCAAATCTCGTAGGGCTTACGGCCTTTAGTCCACTTCAACCCGAGGTGGTCGGCGATGTGCGTATAGATATGGACGCAGTAGGACTGGCACTTGACCTCGTACTGCGTGGGCGGGGCTTCCGCCGGCTTGCCCGTCCTCTCCACGGAGAGCCCCCACTGGGCGGACAGCTTGTCGTACTGCGCGGCCGCATTGGCGGCGAGCCCCGGCTCCGTCCGTGCGTGGTCAGCCAAGTCACGGAGCTTCCGTAGCTTCCGCAGCTTCTCCTCCCGGGTGTATTCCTTGGTCGCAACGGTCATTTCAGCCTACCCTCCGATATCCGATGTTATTCAGGACATCGATGACCGTGCACGGGTACTCGGCGTATAGTTCCGAGCGAGTGACCCCGTTGACGGTCGAGGAAAGCTTGAATTTGAACGCGCCAGCTAAGGGGACCAGCGTATACGTCCCGCTGTAGGTCTTAACCAAAGGGTGCTGAAGCTTCGGGAAGTAGAATTTCTCAATCATTCCATGCTCCTTTTAGATTTTCACCAGATAGCCGCGGACGGTACCGCAGGCGCAATCATGAACGGACGTCGAGAAAGCGGATTCCTTCTCCAGCCCGAGAGCCATTAGGACCTCAATACGGGTCACCTTCCTGGAGGAGAGGAAGATGAGCACTCCTTCCTCTAGGATGACGGCCTCGAAGCCTCTGTTCCGAATGTCATCGCGTAGTATTTTCTTGGCCACGTCGCGCATCTAATCCTCCTCTTAAACCATCTCGTAGCCCATGCGCTCCAGCCGGGACGCATTGGCGGGGGTGACGACCAGAAAAAGGCCTTCGCCGAGGACGACACGCATCGGCTTCAAGCAGCGATGGGCGAAGGACTCGGCGGTCCCAAGGGCGCTGAACCTGAAGGCGGTCGCCAGAATCTGTTCGTAGGTCTTCATCCGGTGTTCCTTGCTCGTTTTCATATTTATAATATATCGCCAGATTTCAGGATTGTACACACATTTATCGCCTTACTTTAAAATAAAAACTGGAGCTTAAAGTTCCATCCCGTAACCGGCCTGTGTCGTAACAGAGCGGGTACGGACAATCCCACGAGCCATACGGGGCTGCGTGGACATGCCTGCCAAAACGAGGCCGTTTATAAGCGCCCCCTGCCGGTTTGACCAAATCGGGCACCCGTTTAAGGCCGATTTGGCGTATGAAAGGCCAAGGAGGATGTGACGAAGTCTCATGAGTCAGGCTTTCCTCAGATTCCACAGTTTCCTCGCTTTCCAGGCCTTTTTGGCTTTTCGGAAAAAAGGCCAAAAAATAAGGGACCTAAAGAGGTCCCCGAGATGGGTCAGCAGGCTTCCAATGCTCGCACTTGTCGGTCAGGGCCTTGGACACCCTGTCGCCCGACTTGATGAAGATGTAGCCACACACGTTACCCTTGTCCTTGGTCTTCGTGAGGAGCCAGCAGTTCGCGCAGTTGCGAACCCTGTCGGACCTGTCCTTCTTATCCATCCCCCCGCCTTCCCTCGAATTCCTGGAGGTGGTAGTGAATGGGCATACTGAGGGAGAGCGCCAGGTCACGCTCAAGCCGCGCTCCGTGTGACTTGGGCCAAAGCGGGAGCATGAGTACCTCGTCGCAGTCTAGCATCGCCTTCAGCGAATTCCGCATGTAGAAGGACCAGGGCTTATCCCTCGGCGCGTCCTTTCCGTCCGTGGACTCGGTGACCTCGTGCGGGCTGACGACGTTGAACCCACGCGCGCGGAGGTAGTCGGTGGCCTTGCGGAACTCCGGGAAGTTGAAGTCCGGAATACCTGTCATCGGGCCGGCTATGTATATCTTCATAGCTCCTCCTGTGTAACGCCCTTGGGCGACTCGTCCTTCTCTAAGGTCTTTTTGAATAGCGTCCTAGCCGCGGAATGAAAGATGACTATGCCCTCCGGTTTCATGAATCCCGGGGCGGCTACGCTTCCACGTTCCGCCAGCGCCTTCAGCGTCCCATCTACGAACTGGGTCTCGAACGGCCCCCTGAAAAGTACTGGGACGACATTACAGCAGGCCGGCCTTGACTCCCCCCACTTCGCCGCGTTGAAAAGCGAGAATCTCTTCTCCGTCAGCCCGTACTTACGCTGGATGCCTTGTCCCCACCATTCACCGAAGTGCGCGCCTGGCCCGAGGTTCTTAAGGTCCTCGAAGTTGGCCAATGCCCATTTGGCGAAGCCGTAGTTATCGTCCGATGGAGTAATCCAGCGAGTACGGCTACCGGCATACATCGCCCAGGTCGAGGCGTCAGGCCCGTACCAGTAGCCGAGCATCTTGTCATCGTGATAGCCCTTGGCGATTGGCACATTGCAAATCCGGCCGTTGGTGCCGTCAATTTTCTCGGTTATTACCACCTCACGGCTCAGGCGCGCAATCTTCGTGAAATCCTTGAATATCATTTGACCACCGGCTTTATTCCAAGCTCTTCCGCCCGCTCCTCCAGGGAACGCCCCTTCGGTCTTTTCCATTGGGGCTTGGGGTTATGGGCCTTTGCCCAGTTCGCCGCGTCCGCGCTGTCCTTCGCGATGACTTCAGGCGCCAGCTCTTCCATCGTCTTGATGGTCCTGTTGAACTCGGCCACGAGCTGGTCGCACCTGTCCATAAATCCGTAGACGATGGAACCAGACCAATCCACAACGAGAAGCGTGGTTACCGCCCAGAGGATGTTGGTCAAAAGCCTTATGCGGGTCGCGGGTTGTAGTTTGTTATTCATCGCTAGCTTCCTCCTGCTGGTTATGTTCCCTCAGCCAAGTCTCGTACATAGCCCTGGCCCGTTCGACGTCGGCCTGTTCCATGCATCCCGTGTCTACCCAGCTGATGGTGAGCCCCTTGACGAGCTGAGTGAAGAGAGTTTGAATCCGCTCCTCCCGCTCCTGCATGGCGTTGAACTTGTCAAATGAGCTCATCGCGAATCTCTCTGGGCAGGCTTGTTGATTCGACAATCTCGAACGCAAGCGGGATTGTCAGAGCCCTGGTCACCGTCTCATGGCCGAGGGTGTCTGCCATTGCAAGAATATTGGCTTGTTCCTGCGGATAGCCTTTGATGATGTAAGCCGCGGCCTGGATGTCAATAAGGTCGCTTTCGGCCTTGGTCACCTCGATGAACCGCTTAATCATCCTCGGCCTCGTCTTCCTTGCCTGCGCCTGGGATGTCCCCTTTGACGTCCGGGTCCCCGGACTCTTTCTCCTTCTTCTGCCGCTGAATCTCGTCCGCGTACTCAGCGACGCGGTGCACCTGCCCCAGGGAATCCGTAATGCAGTGGTCTGCCACGGTGAAGAGGTCCCGGTAGTCGATGAAGAAAGGGCGCTTCTTTCTTACGCACTCCTCGTCCAGGTACACCTCTGTCAGTTTCACGTCACGGTCGTAGTACATTCGCGGCTCCTATCCCTTAGATTATTTTCAAGGCCTGGGCGATGTTGGCGGCCATGAAGGCGGCCAGCATTCTCTTCTTGATGTAGTAGCTCTCGTACTGGGGGTCGCACATGATTTGCATCGCGGTCCCGATGTCCTTTATGAAGACCTGCCAATCGTCTTCCCCATCCTCATTGAACTGGCACAGGATGACCGGCTCGTTGGAGTGGACGTCCTGGTGGACGTAGCAGTCGACGCCTAGCCATTGACCGATAAAGGTGCAACAGGCACAGGTCCGCCGCGTATAAAGAGGGCCTACAATCACCAGCGGCTCCCGGCCTGCTTCACGGCGTTCAGAAAATTAAGCCTCTGGGCTTCCTTCCATACAAGCTTGCAGACACGGGACATGCTGTCCTTTCTTGCGCTGCACCTCTGGGCGATAGTCCGAACAGTGTCGAATTCCAGCAAGTGGTCCAACCCGCACAAATCCTTAATCTCCTTTAGGTAGGCCAGGGCCTTCTCTACATGAAGCCGGTCAAACCCGGTTTCATTTTGGATTTGCCTGTACTGCGTGTCAGAGAGCACCGATGGATTCCTTTGTCAGCTCCTCTCCACTCGTGTGGAGGTTGATGAGCTTGGAGATTAGCGCTGTCTCCACCGGCAAGGCGACTGACTTCGGAAATTCGCTCTTAGCCATCTTAGCCTCGATGCAGTGCCCGCTCCGGAATACCTTAGTGCTGGCAAGGCGCATCTTGCCCTCGCCGTCCTGAAAGAAGACCATCCACTTGCTATGCTTTTTCATTCCGCTTTCTCCATGTTCGTGCTGTAGAACTGCCCTTCCCTGCTGCGCCACACCATTTTGGGCGGGTCACACATCGCGAATCCAACCTCGCCAGGCAGCAGCTTAAGCTTCAGGCTCTCCAGGTCATCTTCCTGGAGGAAGACGCATCTGGGGAACCCGAAGAAGACGCCGTTCGAGGCTGTTACCATCGTCAACGTCGAATGCTCTGGGAACCCGCTTAGCCGAAATCTCACGTCGGCTTCGCCTCGGCCATGAATCCAAAGCTGAGCCAGGAGACAACCAGCCAGTCCTTATCCCAGAGGACCCAGGGGAACCAGTGGAATTCAAGTAGGTCGATTCCGATGGCTACATCAAGCTGGAGGGCTTGGAAGGTTAGGGTCAGGCTGCCCGGTCCCACAAGTACACCCGCGGCAATGATTCTGTAAAAGTTCTTTTCGTCTTTCATTGAAGCCCCTGGTTATTCCTAGCTGGACTTCGTTATCGCCGGTTATCCCCCACCGCTCCCGCGGGTCTATCCGATACCCCAGCCACTGAAGGAACCTTGCTAGGCGCTTTAACGCCGACGGCGAGGGTGAACTTGGGTCCCACTCCCCGCTCCGGTAGTGGCGCACGAACAGCGGGCTCATGCGGCATATATCTCGAATCAAGACGAGCCACCACCTTATAGGCGACGTCGGCCAATCGCTTAGTCTTCGTGTCTCTTCGCTTGCCTCGTACATATTCCGCCTCCATCTTTGCGGCGAATTTCTGTAACGCGGTTCGGACGCCGCCGTAGAAGTCCACCTTGTTGCACTGAACCAGTCCGCCGGTTAGAATTGCGCGGATAGCCTCATCTGCCGTCATGCTCTTACGCTGCTCCAAGTTCATACAAAGCCCCCTAGCTCCAAGTGGTGAATGAAATTCGTCGGCGAGAAAACCATGCCCCCGCCGGGGAAATAAACAGGCTCCATCACGTCCAAATACCGCCTGCCGTCATCGGAGACGAAGAAAAGCGAGTCCAACTCCTCCACGAGGACATACTTGCCCCAGAAGGTGAGGGGAAACTTTCGCTTCCTGGCGTCCTTCGCGAAACACTCCTGCCGCTTTATGTGTACGACCTCGCGAAGGAAAACCGGCTTCAGCATTCAGACTCAGCCTTGAGCTGGGCGAATAGGGTTCTATTCGTGCGGCCTTCGGTCTTGGTAAGCCAGACCCGAATCTTGGTGACGGCCTTCTTCTTGGCGTCGGTCACGGTGTTGTAGCTGCGGCATAGCTTCTCGGCCAGCTCGCGAAGTGAGAGGTCATTGGAGGAGTAGTATTCCTCAAGCAGGCTGTACTGGCTCTCGGACAGGCCAATCGCACGGCGATTCTTACGAATCAGCTCAAGCAGCATATTCCTGTCGATGCTGGGTTCCTCGGATGGCTCGATGCCGGATTGGTCAAGCCCGATGAAGCGCTTGCCCTTGAGACGGGCGCGCTCATATTCCGATTTGGCGTGTTGGTAGGCCCACTCAATGTCCTTGACCGTGTTCAACTGGTTAAGGGCCTCCGGGCGGCCGATTCGCCTGACCAGGCAGAGGAAGGCGTCCTGGAGGAGGTCATCGTGGTCTGCTCGCGGAATCCCCTTGCACATCGCCTTGAGCATGGGCATGGTAGCCTGGTAAATGAGTCCGGCTATGCGGCCCTTGGCTTCTTTCGACTCCGCCTTGTGGTACTCGATGACCTTGGCTGTGTTGTACTGATAGGCTTCTTCTACAGTCATCACGAGTGTCATCTTTCCCTCTTTCACGGTTATCACCTCAATGCCTGGTTCAGAAACTTCTTCGGGTCAAACGCCTTGCCGTGCTCACGCGCCTTCTGGACGGAGTAGGCGTAGTCTAACGGCCACCATTCCCCGGTAACCGGGTCTTCGAAACGGGAACCCGCCTGAATCCACTGCCTGGAGAGTAGGTGGGTGACCTTCGGGTCAGTTTTCATCCCTTCACCAGGCTCTTCTCAACTGCCCACTTCGGGAACTCGCCGTACTTCGCCTTCCAGAGGATGGCGACCTGCCGCTCGCGCTTCTTCAGCTTCCAGGAAGCGTCAAGGAAGTCGGCGCGCCACCTGTTGACCGTGTTTTTCATGTGCTCCTGTTTCTCTGCCAGAGCCTCGTTGCGGAGCGCCAGGCGCTTCAGTTCAGCCCGTTGCAGGAGGAAGAGCCAAGCAAGGCTGGCCAACGGGGCAACGAGGAAGAGATTGAGATACAGCATTAGGTCTTCTCCTTTTTGTACATGAGCGTGAGGGACGGCGGAATGATTTCACCGCTGTTCATCAGCGCATAGAAATCGTTGAGGTACATGACGAACCGGTCGAGGTACCTGGAAGTGCCGATTGGGTAGCACTTTATCCGGAATCTGTTCTGGGTGCTGGAGTTGGCGTATACGCCGCCGGCGTTGTAGCTCGCGGCCACGAGGATTGGGTCAAAAAGGGATTTCTTCCGCTGGTCATCCATGTAGGAAACGCCGGCCTGTATGCTGTTCTCTGGGACGAAGAGCCACTTCCGGGTGACCGTTCCGCCGGTCACGCCGCGCTTCAGCAGGCTCTCCTTTGCGGTGGAGAGGAGGGTCTGCATTATCCCGGCGCTGACCTTATTCGGAGTCTTCTCGTCCGAAACGAACCCTGGTTCCTGCCGGATGTCGTAGTATGCCTTGGAGTCCTCGCCGGCGATGATTGCCACGATTAGGTCAGCTGGGACGAGATACTCCCTCGACCACTTCTCGATAATGTCGGAATAGTTGTGCCATATCCTGGACACGGTGACCGGCTCGCCCCTGGTGCGCTCATAGAAGGCGAGGTCCATTGACCCGTTGGTCACGGGGTTCGGGTTCCTGACCAGAAGACCGTTGGTGGTCATCTTCCACTCGACACTGCCCTCAAACTTCTTATGCCAGTCGAATATGTTCATCTTTTCCTCTGCTCCTTTAGGCCGACTTTACAGACGGGGTAATACCCGCCGCGATTCTCGAAGGTCTTGCTCCTCGGGAATAGGTCCTTGTGGTGGACGGTATTGCAGTGCGAGCAGTGGAGATAATCCTGGATGATGACCAGCATCTCGTCCACCACTTTGGGATTGCTGCATTTCTCGCGCAGGATGGTCGCGTAGAGGTCGATGTCAACCTTCATAGCGCCCTCTCAATCTCCGCAATCTCGTTCTTGACGCGGTTGAGGGAGTGCAGCTTCTTCTGCTTCTCCGCCAACCGTTGGAAGTTCAGAATGTTCTTCTCAAGCCCGGAAGCCCGCTGCTTCATAGCCGCGAGCTCGAAGGCCCAGACGTCCATCCTGTTCTTCATGGCCTCTACGCGGCCGGTAAGACTGACGACGTCCTTGCGGTACTCCTCAATCTTGTTTGCGCGGAAGATTATTCCATCGCAAAGCTCCGCCATCTGTGCCTGGGACTTCCTCAGGCTCTCTTCGTAGGAAAGCATTTTGACTCCTGGTAACCTTTTTTGGTCAGCTCCTTCCCCAGGGAGCCAGCACGGTTTTCACGCCTCGCAGGAGTAGCTGGGGAACGCTACTCTAGGCGATGCCTAGCTCGGCCTTGAGCTTGGCCTCCTCCGCGCGCAGCTTCGCGAGCTTGGCCATGCCCTTGGCCTTGGGGTCCTTGCTATTGACATGTTTATCCAGGCGGTCCTGCGCGAGGTCGACCATGTACTGAAGCTTCGCCTTGACGCCTTCGAACTTGAACTTGGGGTCTTCGACGTGGGCGGTGAAATCCGGTCCCTTGATGCCGATGATGAGCTTTCCGGCATCGTCTTTGGTTACGGGGATTCCCCGTTCATCGACCACCAGCTCGAACTCCGCTTTGGGGGCCTTCGCGGGTTTTACTGGCTTTTCGGCTGCTGCGGCGGGTTTCTTTTCGTTCTTGGCCATGGTGTCCTTCCTCGTTTCCTATAGACATAGCTTGCCTAATACCCCGTAGGGTTCATCAGGAGGGAGTCGCTATCTGACCCTCGACTATTGGCGGGATTTCCGCCTCAGTTTCGGCTTACTGTCTTATGTGCGGGTGGTGCACTCTACACTTAGTATCGACCTGGGAGCCTGACAGAAACTGTCCCCGGCCCCCTTTCGTATCTGGGCGGCGGTATTCGTCCTATTCCATGATTTATTCGATGCCGCGTCTCTCATATTTACAATTCTATCGCCCCGTAATTCGGAAGTACATGTTTATTCGGTATTAATATTTTTATTACATGAATGTGACTCTTTATTGGAGTAACAGCCACGCTAATTTAAATTCGTACACACACCGGCTACCTTTTCGCCCAATAAATAAAGGGCCTTCAGAGGCCCCTATTAATACCACACTATCATTGTCACTACTTCACTTTCGGATAATTTTTGTCCTAATCCTCACGGTCTTAGGCGCAGAATCCTCAGGCTTTAACCTGCCTGTTACCCCATAAAGACCGGCCTTCTTCGCCAGGTCCGCAAGGTCCGGATGTGCGACGTACATGCTCAGCAATCCGTGAGAGCCCGCAGTTTTCTTTATAATCCTCAATGCCTGGAGGTCCTCCGCCACCCTGTGCATGGTGGACTGCGAAAGGCCCGTCCTTTCTATCAGCCACTTACTGTCCTTCGGCTCCTCGGGAGTATTGGACAGCAGAAGGTTGATAATGTATTCGAACCGGTCCGGGCAGGTATCGCAGGCGACCTGGCGAACCAGGCGAAGCTCATCCTCTCCCACCTCCGCATGGTCCAGGTAAACCGCTATACCTATGGCCAGCTTGCAGAGCTGCTTGCCGATGCGGGTACCTATCTCCTTGATTGGCATGGTAAGCTGCTCCTGGCTGAAGCGGTCCTTCTGGAGAGAAGCCCTCATCCGTGAAACGAACATGGCCATCGCGGCGACCTGCATCTTGAACTCGGGAGGAAGAATGGGGAAAGTGGGAGGCATGGGCTTCTCAAGCATCCTGTAACAGAGGTCTCCGAGCTCCTCCTTCATCTCGTTCTCATGCTCGATTCCATCAATGGCCTTGAGGATTCTTTCCTCCTCGCTTTCCGGGGATAGGTGCTTGTCCAGCCGAAACTTCATGAAGCGCTCACCCAGGGAACTCTGGAGCGTGAGGTAGCCGTCAATCGCGTTGGTCACCGCTGCTATGATGCCGAACTTCGACTCATACTTGCGAGTATGCCCGGAGTAGCTCTTCTCGATTCGTCCGTCATAGATGTCGCGCAGAAGCCCGAATATCTCGTCGCGGGTATTCGGGTGCCCGGACAAGATGGTCGTGAAGTCCTTGATTACCAGGACGCGGTTATTGAGCCTGGGCAGGATGCTGGGGTCCGCGCCGTCAATGCCTCGGTGGCCGGAGATTAGTGAAGCCGGCGTCAGGGTCGTCAAAGTCTCGATGAAAGGGCTCTTGCTAAGCGGCGAGACGAAGGTCGTCTTTCCGCCGCCGGGAGGCGCTACCAGAAACTGCCATATCGGCTCCCCCGTCGGCATCTTGTTCGCGAAGCAGGTTCCCATCACGACCGTGATTGGGTCGTAGTTAAGCAGTTTCAGGTATTTCGAAAACGCCGCCTCCAGCTCTTTTCGCGTCGGTACCACCACGTTGGAAACGGTCTCCGCCTTGACTTCCACCGGGGAATCACGTTCTACCTGGGTATTCAATGAGAACATCTTGTTGAACCGTTCGAATCCGGTTTTAAGCCCGGTCTTCGTCGCCTTCATGAAATTGTATTCAACCGACTCCAAGACCAGGTCCCGTATGTCATAGCCGTCTGAAACCGCCTCCGGCCATTGAAGGAACCGGACCTCGGAAGCCACTTCGCGAAGAGCCCTGGCAGATTTCTCCTCGCCCTTCCGTCCCGCCTCGTCATGGTCAAAGCAACAGAAGACCTTCCGGTCCTTGAAGTACAGGAGCCAATCCTTATTGAGGTTGCCGGCGCCGGGCAACGCCACGACCACGGCGTCATGCGCCAAGAGCTTGAACCAGTACTGGAGGGCGTACATATCCCACTCGCCCTCGCAGATGTAGACGGGTTTCGAGTTTCCTGGAATATGGTGACAGCCCTTCAAAGGCAGCTTGACTCCCGCGGTCCTGAATATCTTGCCCTTCGGCTCCCAATACGAAAGGGCATTCAGCTTGCCCTCCAGGTTGAAGGCCGGAATCATGAAAGCGCCCGTCAATGGGTTCTTGGCCACGTCCCCGTAAAATGCCGTTGGAGGTAGGCCTCTATCCTTCGCAAGGGGCATCAGGTCGGCGTTCTTGGTCGTGGTAAGGCAGAACCTGTACCACTGGTCCAGGAACGTATAAAGGTTTCCAGAGCGGCTGGTATTCTTGGAATCCCACATCCCCGTCTCTTTGTTGACGAAGAACTTGTCCTCCTTCCCTGAGAAAGGGCAAATGCCGCGGAGGTTTTTACCGTCCGAGGCGAAGCCGCTGAACCTGACTCCGTGCTGGTAGAAAGCGAAGCCCTGCTCGTACTCCTCCTTCAGCTCTTTAAAGCTCATGCTAGCCCTTCACTTTATAGAGGTCCATGCCCTTGAACAGATACTCGACACCTTCCAGAAGGGTCGATTCAGGCATGTGGCCGAACTCCACCGACTTGGGGTACTCCGCGCTCAGGAAGTCGAAGTAGATGGCTATGTCAAACCGGTGAATCACATAGTGGAGGATGACCATGCGCCAGCCTTCATTCTCTTTTGCCGGGGTGATATCCAACCTGGCGCCCTTAACGTCTATGTCGCAGTTGTACCCCTTCTTGCCCGCCCACGCTTTTACGGCCTTTATCCATGGCGCGGACCTGCCTCCGGCCGGCTCGTCACCGTCGAGCTCGATATCCTTGTTTGGCTTGCGTGGCTTTCTGGCCTTCTTGCTCGTTGCAGCATCCTCATCAACCGCCTCCTCGTCGTCATCCAGGACCTCTTCGTCCGATTCCGCGGCCATCTGCTTTTGGATTGCGGCGAGCTTCTTTTTCTTCTCTTCCATGGATTCTACCGGAGCGACTGCCTTCCTGACGATTTTGACTACCTGGGTCATAGCTCTAGCTTCACTTTCTGAGCCCAACTGGTCTCTGTTACTGATGGTTCAATTATGAAGGGACTCGGCATTCCGAAGTACGTGTGTAGGTTTCCCTGCATCGCCTTTGTAATGTCCCGACCGAGCCGCTTTGAATGGTGCTTAAGCGGAATCTCCATGCCGAGTTCATCGTGTACGGTCAGCAGGGTGCGGCACCCGGGATACTTAGTGCGAAATACATTGGCGACGTTATTCATTGCCCGCTTGATGACCCCCGCAGCAGGGCCCTGAGTATCGTAGTTCAACGCCTTGTAGGCGAACCGGGGGTCAATCACGTACACACGGCCGAAATTATCCTTAATCCAACCCTGCATCTGGATTTGGGTCATCAATTTACGGTTGTAGTCAAACACCCCGCGGTACGTACGCCAGTACCCGTCGTACAGCTGTTTGGCTTCTGAGTAATCGATGAGGAGCTGCTCGGCTATGGCCGACGGCCCGCCTCCGTACGGCATGGTGAAATTAACGGTCTTCGCCTTCTTGCGATAATTGTCGAAGGCTTTCTTGTCGCCGAAATCCGCTTCGGTACCGAATAGGCTTGTTGCCAGGTAGGAGTGCATGTCCCTACCGCCAAGCAGATTTTCCACCATTACTGGGTCCTTCGAATTGAAAGCCAGAATCCAAATCTCTATCTGTGAATAGTCGAAGAAATAGAGGACATGGTCTTTCCTGGGGACAAAGCACTCACGGATTCGGTAATCGACCGTACCCTTGCGCTTGATTGAGGTGGCTGAGCTGATATTCATCAGATTGGGCTCAGAACAGGACAAGCGACCGGTGACGGTACCACAGGTCCGGAAATTGGGATGTAGGACGAAGTCCTCTCCTTCCCAGACGCCTAGGCGCTTGAACGGCGCGATGAACGAGCCGAGCTGGTGCTCTGCGCCGCTCAGGTTCACCAGAACCTTGGCCAGCTCATTCCCATTCTTTGCCCACTTGGCAAGGGTAGTGCCGTCCGTGGTCAGGGTCTCCTCCCGGATTCCGTCTTTCCGCTTACGCCGCTTGTACTCCGGCCGCAACCCGAATTGGCCCTTGCCCTTGCCGTAAAAGGTGGCCTTCATCTGGATGGGGGAACCGGGATTCAGGTTGCCGTAACCCAGGTCTGCTTTCGCCTTTTCGGAGCTGTCAATTATGCCCTGGTAGTACTGCTCCAGCTCCAGAACCTTCTCGAAATCCAGCTTTATGCCGGTGAGCTGCATTTCCCTGGTAACGGATAGGAGCTCGTTTTCCATCTCCAGGATGGGCCGATAGCTGTCATACTGAGACCCGTCCTCCGGAACCTCTTCGTAGAAGTCCTCGTAGCCAGTATACAGGGCCATGGTCCTGTCCGTGTCACCCAGGGCGTAGGTCTCGCACTTTTCCGCGTCACCAAGCCAGTAGTCGGCCTCGGGGTCACCCAGCGGATTGAACCACTGCCTTGTCTTTGACTTGCTGTCGGCCGAAATGGCGTAGGAAACCTTTCTGGCTGCTCGTCTGGCGGTCTCGACTGTCTTCAGCAGGTCCTTCTGGTCCTCTTCGCTCCAGTTGAATAATTCCTTGCACAGGGGCTTCAAACCGAACGCAAAGCGGTTCGGGTTATGTACGTGCGACATGACGAGGGTGTCAAAGACTGGGCCAACCACCTTGATGCCAATCTTAAGCAACATGGTCACGTCGAAGTTCGCGTTATGGAAAACCTTGACGATGTTCGGGGTGGATTCGAAGAAATGCTTCAATGCCAAGTACCCCGGCATGTTCCTGCGGTAGAGGACCTCCCTGGTGTAGGGGTTGACCTCGAACCGGATGTAGGCGTTCTCACCATCATACGAAGTGAAGGAAAAGGCGAATGGCCTCGCCGGATGGTATCCAAGGCGAACAATCGAGCCGTAAACATGCAATCCGGTTGTTTCCGTATCTGCCGCGACAGCCTTGCTTTTGTACAGTTTATCCAGCATTTGTCCCATTAACGGCTTTGGGCGGGGATTAGCCCGCCCTCCACCTTCGAGATGTCTAAATCACCTACCCTTCTTCGATGACGCCGGTGATTTGGTCTCGGGTCACCGTGCCCTTCACCTTGCCCTTACCCGGTTTCACGTAGACCGCCTTGAAGGAGTCGCCGTCGATGACCTCGACGATTTCCCCCTCCAGGTCGACGCCGTCCTTCGTGAAGGTGATTTTGGTGCCGACCTTCAGCTCTACCGCGGCTTCACCGTCATCGCTGGCGGCGTCGTCGTCAGCGACCTCGTCCTCGTCTTCGGCGGGGGGCGGTTCCGGCTTCTTGGCGGCCTTGGCGGGTTTCTCCGCCTTGGGAGCCTTTACCGGTTTAGCCGGCTTTTCCTCCTCTTCTTCCTTCACTTCTGCGACAGGCGTGCTCTCCTCACCCGTATCGACCATGTTGTCGATGCGGAAGTTCTTGAACTGGGGATTCGCCGAGTTGTCGTAGATGGAGGCCAAGATTGTCGGATGCGCTTCCTCCACGTCCTTGCAAGACTGTTCCAGGTCTTTCTCGTCCTCGATGGTGGAGATGTCGAAACCCATCGCGCGCCACCAGCCCAGCATGATGCTGAGGGAGACTTCGTGCTCCCATTTGGTGAACAGCTTGTGCGGCTTATCCTTCAGTTCGCCGTCCATGACCTTCCATTTGTGGGTAATCATGGGGTCACCCTTTTTGCTGGTGCCGAAATTCACCGACTCCAGGTACAGCACGTACTGCCCATTGGGCAGGTCGGAGAATCCATCGACCGCCTTCTGTTTGGCGTTCCCGATAAGGCCCTTCAGGTCTGCTTTGTTGAGTTTGGCTACCATGTTCTACTTCCCTCCAAGTTTGGTGATTGTTCTACCCATCGTCTTCGTCTCCGTCCCCTTCGTTTCATCCTTCTGCGGCAAGGGGGTCTTGTTGTTGAAAGCCGCCATGAAGTTCGTGTACGCCTCCTTGCTGGTCTTCCCCATCTCGATATCTGAGATGGCGGTACCGTCCGGATAGCGGAAATGGTTCGCGAAACGATTACCCGCCTCGACGTGCATGTCCGGGATGATTCGCATTTTGCGCTTGTTCTGCGGGTCGATGTATATGTACCCGGTAAGGTCGCAGAACTTGGCCAGCACCTTGTGGCCTGTCGCCATGATGGTCGGCCTCATCATCGAGTAGGAGCTTCCGTCTGCCCGCTCTATCTCCCGTTCCGCCGCGTGGGAAAGGAAGATGGTCCCGTAATGGCGTGATAGCCGGTAGATGGCGCTGCGGAACTCCTCCTTGATGGCGTTCCAGCCCTTGCCGAAATCGTTCTGAGGGGGGTAACTCCAGCCCTGATTCTTACCGACGTGCTCTAGGCACTGGTCCAGACACAAATCCACCACGTCGAAGGCGACGTTTTTGAAACGCTCACGACCCGCCTTCTTTTCCTGGATGAGGAGGTCGATATAGCCGAGTGTCTCTACCCAGGAATCCGGTTGACGTGCCTTGAGCCTGTAGTCCTTTCCGGACGGCTCATAGAACAGGTGGAACGTATCCTCGAACTCCATGGAGAGCGAGGTCTTACCGCACTTCTCTGCCCCGTAAAGGTAGAGCGCGTACCCTTCCGGGGTCGTCGGCGGAATGGTGAACTCATGCTCTCCTGGAAGGGAGAGACTGCTCGCCCTTACCGCTTTCGGCGCAGCGGCCGCTCCTAGCGGGCTTCCCGTCATCTTCACTTTGTTCATTCCTTCTCCTTCGTGAGTTTGTAGGTGAGAACGCCCTCTTTTTCGAACATGAGCGCTGGCTTTTCCATCTTGTCGTGGTCGTGGCGGTAATAAATAAGGGAGATTCCCGAGTTGATGAGCAGGGTCGCGCACCTGGCGCACGGGTAAACGGTGACGAAGAGAACCTTCATCGGGTCATCAACGCAGCACTTGGCGAGAGCGTTCTCCTCAGCGTGCGCGCAACCGCAGGCCGAGCCATCAAGCTGGCATGACCAATCCTGACCCCGCGGTCCACCGTTGTACCCCATCGAATAGATACGCGTGAAGCTGCCATCGGTCAGGATTGCCCCGACCCGCTTCGTCTCGCACTCAACTCTTTCCGCCAGTGAATCGGCGAAGGACATGAGGATTATTTCCATCCTCGGTTTCGGCTTAGTAGCCAGAGGCCTGCCGCTCCCTTACGACTTTGTTCTTTAGCTGGAATATTTCTAGAATTTCTTCCGGTTTCATGAAGTAGGACACGTAGTTCCAGTAGGACATGAACGCATGCCTGAGAAGGCATTGAAACACCACCTCGTTGGTCTTCGAGAGGGTTTTCTTCCATGGCTTATTCTTCAGTTCATGGCTAGCGCCAGCAAGCTGCTCCACGAAATCACGCCACCTACTGCGCGGAACCACTTCAAAGGTCCACGGCTTGATGCCACAGAGTATTAGCAACTCAAGCGTAAAGTGGAGCCCGTCGACCAGCTCGACCTTGTGCTCGTCCTCATGGCCAGAATTGTCCTCAGCCACCGCCTCGAAAAGTTCCTCGACCGCAAACCACATCATGCTCCTTAAAACGGCCTGATGCTCAGGGTCGTCGATATCCAGTGGCCATTGAGGAATGACTCCTAAAAATCCGAGCATCGTTTCCTCCTGAAGTAGGTAGACGCGCTCAAAGCAGGTGGGTCCGGTCACTTGGCCTGCTCCTGGCAGGTTATGACCGTGCGGTCATCGAAACCGGGCTCGGGCTGCCGGTAAACCGGGGGCGGGTAGGTAAATGCCCCGTCCGCGGGACGGTCGTCCTTGTCCCGACGCAAGCGTATGTGGTGGGCGAGTGCGAGGCAGTTGAACGCCGCGTGGATGGCGTGCGGAAGCCCAGTCTCCGGGTCGTTCTCCTCCTTACGCCAGAACGCCCAGAGGTGACGCATCGCCGCGCCAAACAGGCGGCTCCAGGCCAGCCCTTGCTCCCAGTTCCGGTCGGAGTACTTCTTGCTTCCGAGGGTATAGACCTGCGCGAGCAGCTCAAGCTCCTCGGCTGGTATGAGGTCGTACCTGGTTTTTCCCTCGTCGTGCTTGATGCCGCTCATGCCTCCTCCTCCTCGGCGATGGTCTTGTACTTGTCATGGGTATCCGGCCGAATCTCCAGGCCGGTCAGGTTCTTGCGCCTGCTGTTGCAGTAATCCATATAGACGCAGGGCTTATTGAAGTTGAAACAGGCGTCCGTGTTCTCCAGGTCGTCCTTATGGCCCCTATCCCACCATTTCTTGTAGGCATCCAACTCCAACTTCAGCCGACGCTCGAATTCAACCAGGTCCTTCTCCAAGCATGGAACCTCGTAGCGGACGAAGTAAAAGTCGGGGCGGGACATGACGTCCGCCTTAACCCTGGCGCAATAGGCCGCGATGGTCTCATTCGTTCCCAGACGAAGCTGCGGCCGGCGAATGACGTCCTTGAGGACGCCCTCCGGCACCTCGCCGCGGTCTCTCCAGGTCACCAGCTCATAGAGCAGGACCTGGAACTCCCTTGCCGTGGTGGCGGCGATGTACTCCTCGTTCCACCGGTCCTTAGTCTTTGTCTCGTCAAGCCAAAGCCGGCCGGTCTTGGTAAGGCGGTAGATTCCGTCGCACTTGAACCGGATGGGTATGCCGCTTTCCGCCTCGACGTACTTGCCCTGCCGCTCCAGCTCGACCCACTGCTTCTTCTCCTCGCTGAAGTCCTTCGCCCAGAACCTGAAATAGAAGGGCAGCATTATTGACGCGACCCCGTACGCCAGCTCCATCTCTTTCCGTGAATACTCGTCCAGGCCGAGGTACTCATCATTGAAATGCCGCTGGAATTCGGCGGGTAGTTTCTCGCATAGGGTCAATGCCTGCTCCAGCGTCTTTACCGTGCCGTCCAATTGGCCGCGGCGGATAAACTCCAGACCGTAGTGGAATACTCCACCCTGCGCCTGGGCCTTGGAGCGGTTGGTATTCCGAACATAGCCGCGGGCGTACATGCGAGCCTTGACCTCGCACTCCTTCTTCATCTTCAAAAGCGACTGGGTAACGCCCTGCACCTTCGGGTCATAGTTGAGTTCAACCGCCTGGCGCTTGAATTTTATCGGAATAACCACTCGCTTCTTTTCAACCATCGTTCACCTCGCTTGTGTTATTGTATCGGGATTGGCCGCAAATGCGAACGGCCAGGGAAGAAGTAATGTTCTTATTATAATCGCGATATTATTTCATACGGCGATGTCGAACTTGATTCCGGAATACGGGTCGTAACCTATAAGTGACACATCCTTATGAGTCCAATCATAGATGCCGCCCTTCCATTCCATGTGCAGCTTCGGATGGGTTCTTGGTGGGCGCATCAATTGAATTTTTGCGTTGTCGACATGGTTTTCGTAGATGTGCGCATCCCAGAATACCGCAGTCAATTCTCCTGGAATCATACCAGTCTCATGACAAATCAACTCCAGAAGCATGCCGTAGAAAATGATATCGGCCGGAACCCCAATCATGATGTCCGCGCTCCGCTGCGCCCAGTTCAAATTGATAACGCCGTTGCAGTGGGTGATATTCCACATGAGATGGCAAGGCGGGAGGGCCATCAGGTGCTCCTCGGTCGGATTCCAGGCGGAGACTACCATGCGGCGGTCGTCCGGGTTCTTCCGAAGCGTCTGGAGCACCCGCTCCACTTGGTCGAAGCCAATGCCGCCCCACGGCTGTTGAGGGTACAGGCGGCCCCAATTACGCCACTGCCAGCCGTATATAGGACCGAGGTCTGGGCATTCCGCCGGCGTTTGTCCATTCAGCTTGGCAGTGACTGGGTTGGCCCAGTGGTCCCAGAAACGGCAACCGCGCTGCTGGTACCAGCCCTTGTCCGTAATTCCATGCAGGAACCCCTCAAGCTCGACGGCGTTGTTCTTGATTCCCAGCTTCCTGGTGGTGGGGATGGGAAAGCCTTCGGCCATGTCGTGTCTGAAATGGAGTGAATTGACCATAAGGGTATTGCCTGCCCTCGTCGGCTTAGCCTTGCCGCGGGTAAGCGCGGTCTCGACCAAATCCAGGTATTCCCTCACTTATGGACGTATATCGGCATGACCTTCGTCTTCCGAGTTTCTTTCTTGTCCAGGAGGAACATCGTCTGCTGAGGAGGCTCCGGAGAGGCGCCGATGCTTTCGGCATAGGGATTGTACCCAATCATGCTGCCGTTCACCAGAAACTTCCCACCATCGAACATCTGGTGGAAGTGGCCTATGCAGTCATAGTGTGCATGACGCGCCTCGTTCCACTTGGCGATTTTCTTGTTCATCGGTACGGTGAGACCTCCCACTCCGCCGTTGAACTGGACGTTGTCTCCATGGTGGAACCTGAGCCGGATGCCGAAGACCTGCACGTAATTCAGGTAGGCCTTCGTCAACTTGAATGTCACCCTCTTTTCATCACGGAACTCATCTGCCAAAATGAGGTAAAGCAGAAACTCGAAACTGTTATCCGCGTAAGTGGATACCCGGCGCTTGAGAGTGGTGCGACCGTGGTTACCTTGGCTGCACGGGATGGTTATTGCGTATGGTGACTCCTTCAAGAGGAATCGTATCCCGCCCGAGATGTACTTCTTCGCCTGCCAAATTGCCTCGACCGGCGACAGGTAATTGGTCTCCTGAAGCTCTTCGTGTATGTACCCTGTGATAAGGTCTCCACCCAGCCAAAGAACGATGTTCTTGATGCTGGTGAAATGGGCTTCCTGGTTGGTGAGGGTCAGGAGATTCTTGAAGAAGTTTCCCGCTCGGACGGCTGAAATCTCCAGGTTGTATTCGTTGTGTACGCCGCCAATCGTCCAAGGGTCTACGCGTTCCTCCACGTGCCAGTCGCTGGCAAGGGCGATTACCGCGGCCTCGCCGTTGCTGTCCGACCGATTTGGCTTGATGATGAGCTCCTCGGTGAACTTCGACACGCTGTCGATGATTCGGTTCCGTGCCTTGCAGTTGAGCAGCTCTTTCTCAGCTTGCTGATACTTCTCCTTCGCGAGCTTAAGGCTATCGACCAAAGTCCTGACTCGGCGGTCAGTCTCGACTGCGGCCTCGGTTGATACCGGCTGCGGGGTTGACTGGGACGCCGACTGCGGTTGTCCCAGGCGAATCGCCCCCTCTTTCAGCCGATTATAAAACGTGCCTGCGGGGATTCCCAATGCAGCCGCGGCTTTGACCTTGCTCCCGTGCTTCTGGAGGGCGTCGACGGCCTCCTTGCACTGCTGGTCGGTTAGCTTTGGATTAGCCACGCTTTAGGGCCTCTTCGTCGGGAGCTACCATCTTCTTGTACTTGTCGTAGTCGGCCAAGGTGCCGCGCACCTTCGCCTTGGGAGCGAATGCTTCTACGAACACCCTCCCCTCTTCGGTCTTCAAATCCTTCTTTAGGTCGTCCAGCTCTTTCAATCCGTCCATAGAGTCCTCCTCGTCTTGGTTTATCAAAGTCTTCCCTGCGCCCAGAACCCTATGGCCACCGCGTCCAGCGCGTGGCTGGCCTGCTTGTCCATTGGCTTCCAGAACCTGAACATCCACTCGAAAATCTTCTCTTTCGGAACCTGCCCCTTCCACTGCATCACGGAGACGAGGTTGACTGGGACCTTCAGCTCCCAGAATATCTGCTCCGTTCTCCCGATGAACTTCGCCAGCTTGACCAGGTCTCCGGTCCTTGCGGCAATCTGTCCCTTTTCGCTTGACTGCATGAAGGCGCAGTCCTCGCACCAGACCTCCGCGACGTTGTTGGATATCGCCAACTCGCGCAGGTAGTCGAAGTACTCACCGCGCTCCTTGAAGCGCTTGGTCTTGTACCAGAGCGGCTCCGCCTTCTTCTTCTTGAACTCGAAGTAATCCCAGGCGCAGAGGCCTAGCCCAACGCCTGGGTCTATGGTAAGGACCGTCTTCACTTGACCGCGGCTTTCTGGAAAAGAGTCTGCTTGCGCTTGGCGATATTCGCCAAAAGTCTGCTCATGAACATCTGCGAGTTTTCTCCCTTGTAGTTCAAGGCGTCCAGGACATCCTCATCCGTGGAGCCCTTTGTCTTAAGGTCGATGATTAGGAGCGGCTTTTTCTTGAACTGCGAGACGATTCGGTCCTCACTCTGCGCCCTAGGGTCTCCCCCGTATTCGTTGGAGAAGTAGACCGCCGTGTCCGCGGCCGACCAGTCCGTCCCCTGCTTCATGGACTTGATGGTCGCTACGGCGACCTTGAACTTGCCCGCCATAAACCGACGGCGAATCTCCTCGCGCTCGTCACGGTCGACCGAGCCACGAACTCCTTCGCAGGAGATGCCGGCCTCGCGGATGACCCTGAGCAGTTCCGTCCATTCGTGCTTGAACCTGCACCAGACCAGGACCTGCTCGCCCTTGAGTTCGCCCGTCAGCAGGTAAACCAGCTCCTTGAACTTCGCCCGCGACAGCCATGGGTCAACCCCGACCGGCGGCTCCTTGTCTACGTCCTCGCCATACGCGGGGTGGTACCCACCGGCAATCTTGTTGAGCCAGCCTGCCTGGGTAACCGCGTACTTTGTCTGGTGGCCATCGTACTCAAAGCCCTTCAAGACTTCCTTGTGCGCCTTCCTTTGGGCCTCGGACATCTCTACGTCGCGAACCTGGTAGAACTTCTTGGAGCCAACGCCTGCCTGTGCGCGTGTCCTAATGAAAGCGTTCGCGTGGACAAAGTGGTATATCTCGGCCTTTGTCCCGGGTTTCGGAATCCATCCGTACCCGGCCTGTACGTACTTGGCCAGCCTGAAGGACCAGAAATTCCGAAAGCCCATGAATGTCTTCTGGACAAAGAGAAACTGGGGCACGAACTGCAGCTCGCTCTCGGGGCAAGGCATTCCGCAAAGCTCGTACTTGAATTCGAACCTGGCGAAGTGGTTTACCAGGTAGCGGGTGGTCGACGAGCCGGGGTTACCAAGCCGAACCGACTCATCGATTACCACCGCGCCCCAGTTGTAGTGGTGCAGTTCAAGGCCTTTCCTCGTGACCTTGACTGAACCCGTCTCCTTGTCCTTCCTCCTGGAAGGAACGGCTGACTCGAAGTTGACGACGTACCAGTCGGCCTCGGCCGCCATCCTTGCCTCCTTGCGGGTGCGGGTGCCCTCGACCACAAGGACAGAACGCTCTCCTTCGGCCGCGAGCTCATTCAGCCAGGTGGAGATAACCGAGTTAGGGCAGATGATGAGGTATGGCCGCTTGATTCCACTCTGCTTCAGGAAGCGAATCATCGCCAGGGTCTTCCCCAGTCTCATTTCGAGAAAGAGAAAGCCGCCGAGGCCAATGGCCATGCGGTCATTCAGGTACTGAACGGCCTCGCGCTGCAACGGCATGAGCGGTCGACGGTGGATGGTCTGCATAATCCAATTATGGCGCGAGAGCCAAATGGATGGTGCAGAATAAGGCGAGTAATCAAATGATTATAATATTTCCATCATGTCACACTCTTCCGCTCTTTACAAAGTGTGTACTGACTATTTTTTATGATAGTAATATTATTATTATAAGAAATAAGCATATGCACACTTTGTAAAGAGTGGAAGAGTTGCTCATTCTGGCCCATAAACGAGAAGAGGCTCGATGGTTTTACCCACCGAGCCTCTTTACCTGAGAATAAATTCGGTTACTACTTCGCTTCCTTCTCCTCGTCCAGGTGCTCACCATCGTCGGCCGGCCATACGACCTCGATGACATCCGAGACGAGGGCGGCGTTGATGGAGGGAAGTTTGTGCGACTTGCGGCGCACAATCTTGACGGGTTCGGTAATGGGAAGCTCGAATTCGGTTTCCGCCAATTCCTGTATATAAGCGTCGTACTCCTTCAGCTTCTCGACATCGAGGTCCCTCAAGGAATAGGCGCCCATCTTGGGGTCCAGCTTCCCGAATCGACGGGTTGCCTTTTCCCTCAGCGCCTGGTACTCCTCACCCGCGCCCATGATTACCTTCAGCATGCGGAACAAAGCCGCGTCCTGCTTACCCCCGAAAGACTGGTTGCAGATTTCATTGAGAGATGCCAGGAATTGGCTTCCGGGTCCCATCATCTTGTACTTCAGCTTGATTTTCTCGGCCATATTCTCCTCCTCTGGCGGCATGCGCCAATAAAGGATTATATCGCCGATGTAGCAGGAAGGGAGCGCCGCGATAGTAATATTGCTATCGCGGCCTTAGCCCTTATCTAACGGCGAGGAAGACTGCGATTGCCGCCTTCGCCTCCTCGGTCCATTCATGGCTCTCTGAGACCTCCGCGCCGGCTTCACCGAAGTACAGCGTATAGGAGTCTTCTGAGACATGGACTCGGTGCAGAATTCGGCTCTTGACTATGAAGTCTCCCCGGTCTATAGGGTCCGGAAGAACTTGCCTGCGTTCGGCCTTGACCTGCTCCTTCACCGGAACTTCGGGCTCGGTGGCCGGAATTTCTGAAATTGTCTGCTTTGCCATGATTTACTCCTTGATTGTTTTAAGAGATTACCAAAAAGGCATGTACCGGTCGGTACCGTTGATGTCGATTCGCATCCAGCCCTGAGGATTACCCGCGGTAGAGCCCGTCGGCCCGACGGAGCCGAGGGTCGTCGCGACGGCTGCGTTTGCTGTTGCATTGACGATGCGGAGGGTCTTGCCCGTGGCACCATCAATGGTCAACCGCTTCGCCACGCCGATACCGCCGTTGACGATAAGTGCGCCGGTGCCTAGGCTGGTTGAATCGGTGGTGGTTGCAGCGGTTACAATTCCGGAGGGAGAAACTTCAAGCCCTAGAGTTTGCACCTCGTTATTTGAACCATAAAGTCCAATCTTAGAGGTCCGAATAGTGGTGGTTGGGTCCACGCAAGTAAACCGGATGGTGCCGCCGTCGATATTAGCCCCTACGGTATTCCTGTGGCGGGAGAGGATGAACATATAACTGCTCGCTGCCCCGGTGGACTCGCCAGTCTGGAGCCGGAAAACCTCGGCGGAAGCGGAATTGGCTCCCGCGACAGCCAGGGGGGCCGAAGCGCCAGAGGCGTTTGTGCCAATGCCGACGTTGCCGGTTACGGATAAAGCAACTGGGACTGTGACTAAGGTACTAGACGCGGAAAAGATTTCCGTAAAGCCGCCCGCATACAGCTTAAGAAGGGCGGAAGCGTTGTTTGGCCCAATGTGCATCACATTCCCGGAATAATTCCAGCGTATGAGCGCCCCAAGATTGGCCGACGGGCTTCCGAAGTAGATGTTCGCCTGATTCGCGTCCGGGCTTAGTATGGATATGCCGTGATTTCCGGCACCTTCGATGACAACGGTGTCCCCGCTGGTATTTGCCGTCACAGAACCAGCATCAGCGCCAGCATCAAAAACGTGAATTTGCCCTTCGGTTCTGGCTAATCCAAACCCTACCGCCCCGGTAAGAAGCGTGATTCCGGTGACCGCCAGGGTCGAGGCCATGGTGACAGCCCCAGTAAAGGCTGCGACCTTCGTCTCGTTGATGGAGAGCGCGAGCAAGGCGTTTCCCGTATAAAACGAGATAATGCCGCCCGCCGCATTTCCGGCGACGAGATTTAAGGCGCCGGCGGACCCGTTCTCATTCCCCCGGAGGTCTATATAGGCGCCGCGATTGACGTCGCCATTCGTCCCACCTGCTCCGGTAATCGTAAGCCGACCATTGTCCGAGCCGTCGACGGTGTTGAAGTTGATATTTGCCGTGGCAGCGGTGAAAGTCGCGCCTACCGCTAGAGAGAGGAGCCCGGTGACCGCCAGGGTCGAGGCCATGGTGACAGCATCCCCGAGGGTAACAAGTCCTGTACCCGTCCGGATTGCGTAGTTTGTGCTGCCGCCCGACTGATTGGCAATATCCAGGCCGCAAAGGGTTGTAACCGCAGAGCCGGCGCCGATGTTTGGAGATGCGATTCGTATTCCCGCGCCATTGACCATGGTGAATGACGTGGCTTGCGTCCTTAACTGCGCGTTGACGCTTCTCCCCGCCGTCGTCGCTCCAGATTGGATAACTGGAGAGGCGTCGATTCCGTTTTGCGTGGTGCCGGAAAGTCCAGCTGTACCAGCCAGGTAGAGCCACGTATCGGCCGATGTGGAGCCGCCGACCCCGACGATACCCGAAAAGGTCGAGGTACCCGTAACGGCCAAGGTCGAGGACGCAATCATCGTCCCGGAGAAGGTGTAGTTACCCGCTATTGTCGTAGCGTTTCCCAGGAGGCCAGCGGACGTCGCCGTGACCAGCCGGGTGCCGGTGCCGACAAGAACGGTATTCGTGGTATTGCCGGTAACTACCAGAGTTCCACCCACGGCCGTATCCCCTGCGGCGCTGATAGAGAAAACTTCCGCCGCAGCCGATGTCTCGGCTACGAACAGTTTCACCGTCTGTGAGGCGTTCCCACGAACGACCAAACCAATGAAGTCGCCGGTAGGCTGAATCCTATTCCGGGTCGAGGAGGCCGGAAACAGGGCCACACCACTACCGGCGACCGAGGTGTTCATTTCTATGAGGAGGTCTTCGAGGTTCGTGGAGACATACCCGCCGAAGGAGGGTACGCCGATTATCGAGGCGCCGGAATCCCCGCTGGTGGTGTCATCCAGCCTTTCACGGGAAGGAAAGTGCCGATAGGCGCCCGCTTGCGTTTTGACCGTCAGCTCCTGGTAGCCGGCCTCGTCGGTATATCCTGGTTCCCTGGTGGCGAGGGAGGCCTCCAACAATGCGTTGGTGGTCTCTTCTCGCATCTGATAGAGTATCTTGGCCATTGTTATCTCCCGTTTCCTGTTCCCTCCCCGTCGGCGTGTGAGCCGTCCGGGAAGTCGTAATCGCTGTTTACTCGCGTTCCAGGGCCACTCGCGTCGGCGTGGGTGCCCAATTCATTTGTAAGGCCATATGAGGTGTCCGGGAATACGTACTGCGCATTGGTGCGCGGACCGAAACCGGCATCCCAGACATGGTCAATCTCGAATCCCGTCACGCCAGGAGGCAGCGGGATGTAGAGGGTAATTGTCGCAAGCCCGTCATAGAAGTCCGGCTGAATCCCGATGACAAACCCGTATACCGTCGTATCGCCGGTATGAAAGGTCGTGCTCAACGAGACCTTGTCCATCAGCTTCAGCCGCCTGTCAACAGTGCCAGCCTCGTCCTGAAGGCCGTTGATGGACGTGTTGTGGATGACGTGTTTCATATGGGTCTTGAAGGAGAGCACCCAGGAGTTGTATACATTGAACCGGAGGTACTTCGAAAGCAGCTGCTGCATCGCGACCTTGGGCTGAACGGCGCTGGCGTGGATGGTCGAGAGGTTTGGAAGGTCGCGCTCCACTTTCTCCCCGGTATTCGCGTTTACGTCGGTTGGCCGGTAAAACATCGGCATATCGATTGTCTTGGTCTGGTCAAACCCGGCCTCGTTCACCTTCCCGGCGACGGTGTAGAGCATGGTGGATACGCGGCACCGCTCCGCCAGGACATCCTCGTCTGCCCCATCCGGGGTGGAGACGACACCCGTCGTCGCGTCCAGGATTTGACGACCGTAGCCGGAGGCGATTTTCCGGTTGAGGGAAAGGTCCCAGCCGACCACCATCTCCTCGGTGAACCCGCCCTTGAAGGTCCCGGCGTCATCTGCGACTGGCTCATAATTGTACCTGAGCTTAAACTTCTGGAAAACCTCGTTGGCCTTCCGGAAATCCGGCTTGGAGAGGGTGTTCTTGAGGATGTTGGAGTCATTGAACGCGAATACCGTGGGAACGTCCGGCTCCTCTATGTCCAAAGTCCTGAGGTAAAGTCCGTCGACCGGGGTGATGGTGAAGCACCCCCAGATGTTCCTGGCGAGCAGGAGCAGGAGCTCATTCACCGACATCGCGTTGTTCGTCTGCAGCCGCCATATCCAGGTGTCGCGGCCGCGCATCTCGTTTCCTATGTACGTCGGAACCGTACCCAGGGTCTTCTTGAGGATGTAGTTGGTGACGTGCTTGGCCTTCTCGACGATGAGCGCGGAGGCCGTGCCGGTCACGGCCGCGTCTTCCACTGTCACGCCTCCGTCAATTCTGGCGTACTGCGGCTTGGAGAGTCCTCCCTGAAACACCTTAGTGAACTCCAGGTAGTATGCGGACTTGTGCTGGGCGACCTCGGACCATGTCTGGCCGGGAGGGCCTCCGATGCCAAGCCTGTACCCCCACCGCGTATTGCCGGAATACTTCACGTCGACGGAGTCGTTGTTGGTAACGGCGAAGACTATGTAGTCTACCTCCTTCCACTCCTGGGCGTCATCCTCGAACAGGTAGTCGGGTATTTTCCAGAGGCTCTTGCCTGTGTAGAGGCCGGTGGAGGTGGGCGCCGAGCTGTCACTGTCATAGTTGGCGTCATTGCCGCCCTTGGAGGTCGGGAGGTTCAGGAAACGGGCGTACGCCCCCCATCCGGAGGCGTCTGGAATTGCGTGCGGCTGCATCGCCTCATACTGGGCGATGATGAACGACTTCCCGTCGCGGCGAATAGCCCGAGCCTGTATGATGAAGTTCACCGGCTCTTTTCTTGCTAGCGCCGACATGCCTGTGTATGACCTGACGACGAAGTCCGCGAGTATGCGAACGTCCTTGGCCCCGGAGAGGTCCGGCAGCTTCTTATGGTCTATGGCCAGCGTCCAGGTGAACAGGGCGGAAGCCGGCAGAAATTGGCCGTTGAAAGGCTGCGTCGTACGCGAGACTATTCCCCAGCTGAGAAGCTGATTGAACTGATTTACATCCGTGTCGGTGACGGTCGTGTTCCTGGGAGTGACGGAGGAGTCTACGAGCTGCTTGAGGTCCCATGCCCCGTTGAGTTCGGCGTCCGTTCTCCTCCACCAGGTATCCGCCGTCGTCCCCAGCGTGTTATACTTGAATGCGACCTTGAATACGTAGGGTTGGTCATTGCTGAGTCCGGGGACCGTGTAGTACCCGGCGGTTGCGTCAGCGCCCGCGCGCGTCGCGATAAGCACGGAGCCATGATAAATCTTGACCTCGGAGAGGGTGGACGGAACCGCCCAGGCTAGATTGGCCGAGGAGTCGTCCCAAACACCGGCAAGTCCGTTCTGCCCGTTGGGGATGGCGACGCACTTCCCGCGGTTTGTCTCGATGTCCCCGATTCCCTTTCCGGCCGCGTTGACCATGTAGACCACGTATTTGTATTCATAGTCGGTGTTCTGGTTAAGGCCGACGTTATCGACGAAGAAGTGCTGAGTTGGCGAGATGCCCGTAATGGTTCGGTCCAGCGTAACAGAGACGCTCTTGGACGTTGTGACGGACATGCTGGCGACCCCGGCAACCCCCACGCGGGTCTTGCCCTCGCGCTTCTTGTACCTGTACCGCTTAAGCGTGAATGTCGTAGCCTGGATGCTGGGGGTCCACAGGATGACGACCTGGTTCTGGGAGAACACGGCGCGGGCGTGCTGGTAGTCATCGCTCCAGAAAAGCTTGGCGAACGCCTTCTGCTCCGAGTCGCTGGCTGATTTGAAGTCCGAGGGGAGGTCATGCGGGGTGACCTTTATATCGGGGGACTGCGGCCCGGTCGGCGTGAACCCGAAATCATAGGTCCAGTACGTAGAGCTGAGCTCCCCAATCAGCCTGTACACCGCGCCCATGGCATTGGCCTGAAGGCTCACGGCGTGGTTGGATATGACATTCCCGACGTTGTCCACGTCCAGGAAATCAACGTCGACCGTTACCTGGTTGGCATCGGAGTCCGTCGGCCTGTAGATGTGGTCTGGCACCTCCTCTAGCTCGTCGATGTCATTCAGGGAGAACAACTCCAGCGGCATGGCGTCCACGGATGAGTCCTTGAGGTAGCCGTTCGCCTGTAGGCCAACCACCGGGTCGTCGTCGACTATCAGGCGGACATTCGCCATTTGGAGCAGGTAAATCGTCGTGGCGTCAGGGGGATTCTCGAACACCGAGGAAATCGTCAAGCCGGTGACGCCGGAGGATATGCTTGCGAGCGCCGTCACCTTCTTCATCCGGCCTATGTCCGCGTTCCCGGTCTGCTGCTTCACCTGGAGGTAGAGGGTCTTGGTGTCCGAACCGGCCGGATAGGTGGATGCAGTGTACCCAAGCAGCTCTGAAAATTCGGATATGTCGACGTTAACGCGAATCTGGAGGCTGGAGATTGAGTTATGGCTGAAATACCTGCGGCCGTTCGGAAACGCCTGGGGTAGAAGGGTGAAGTTCACCGGCTGAAGCCTTCCCCTGTCCCACCGGCCGAGGGTCACCTGCGCCGGCTTCTCGGACTGCTCCTTGGCGCAGTCGGTCCAGACCTGGCCGACCGTTTTCTCGGGGAACGTCTTGGTCTCGTTCAGGAGCCTGGGCTCCACCTCGAAGACGTAGTTCGAGTAGTCGAAGCTGTTCTTGTAGTTGTAACCGGTCCTGATTTGCTTCATCACGCCCGCGGAGCGGTCATAGGCCTTGAGCTTGACCTTCGCGCCGTACAGGTTGATGCGGTTATCCACGATGAAGCTGTGGAACAGCGAGGAGTTGTTGAGGGCGAAGGAGAACCCCTCCAATCGTTCGACGGCCGGGCCGTTCCTGGGGTCGATGTTGTAGTTTGGGAACTTTATCCCATCCTTGTTGAGGACACCGGATTTCCAGGTGTGGCTTTCGGCCCCGGTAGAGGAGCTGCTTATGTCAGCGAATGAGGACAGGTAGAAGACCCCGCGGTAGAAGCCGAGGGAGGCATCATCATCCGCGACGACGTAAAGCACCGACCAGTCCCTCGTGGTACCGTCGAACAGGCAGACCTGCCCGCTGCCGGTGGTGTAGCCGATGGCTCCTCCCTGAACGAGGAGGTGGGTGGGAAGGTCGGGGAGCTCATTATTAATGTAGGACGCGTTTATGGTGTCGATTTCCACGCAGAAGTCATAGAGCGAGGTGTCCGCCGCATTAGGCATGGCGGTGTCGGTGAGCCCGACCCAGGCGAGCTTTATCCCGACGGCGTAGAGGGAGTCGTTCACGGAGAAGTCCGCCTCGCCTTGGTCGCGCCATTCGACTATGGATGCGTAGAAGACGTCGGACCCGACCATGTCGTCAAGGCCCCACGGGTTCTCCGCGTCATTCTCCAGTTCGAACCGAATGACGCTGCCGACATTCGCCGTTAGGTAGGAGCTCAGGACGAAGTAATCCGCCTTCAGGAGGTCGACGAACTCAAGCTCGGCCGTCCACTCCTGCCTAGCGCCGAAGTCGACGGTGTCTACCGAGCCGTCATTCATGACGAGCATCTTGAAGGTTTCCGCGAACGGGTACTCCGGTCCCTTGTGGCCGAGCGATATTTTCAGGGATATGTCATAGACGTCATCGGATACAGCTCCAAGTTTCATTTTAAGAGACCCCCGCAACTTGCTTGAATCGAACGTCTATGCGCCATTTCCTGTCGAACTCCTTGAACGGCGGCTGGTAGCCGACGCAGTAAACCGTATTGACCGTGTATGCATCTCCGAATGGGTGTGCGCCCGGTGTGGAGATATCGAAGGTGCTCGCGTAGTAAGCTCGTAGGTATTCCATGAAGTAGCCGAAGACGCTCTGGTCCACGCGAAACTTCAGCGTGCAGTATTTCTCGTTTCCCTCACGCGCCGTGACCTTCCAAGCCCGTGCGTCGGTTGCGTGGACGAGCCTGTCGGCGATTGGCTCAGGCACAATCGGGTAGAGCAGCTCGACGCCAGCCTGCGGGAATCCGATGCCCTGGCATGAACCAGGAAGGTCGAGACCGGTGATATAAAGCTGCTCGACGGTCATGGCCGAGCCGGGGCCAGGGGAAACTGGCCCATTAATGAATAGATTCACGGTCGGCCAAGAAGACAGGAGGAACAAGGGGTCTATCTCACTATGGTCGATGCCGGCGGCGGGTATTTGAAGGCGATGTGTCAGGGTGTAGTATCCAGCAACCGGCGCTTCCGAAACAGTGAGGGTAATGATGACGCCGTATGTAGTGAGCGAGGCTAAGTTTCCGGACTCGTAAAGGGTCGTGATATAATGATTCATCACATACCTCGGCGTTGTGTAGTGGGGGACGAACCAAACTCCATCCGGTACGGCGGCGCTTGGGTTAACTCCGGATGCGCCGCGGGCAAGGCCCATACCTCCGCCAATCCATAGGCTCCCTAAGATGCTGGAGCTTCCGCTGTCGGAGATGGTAAAAGCCATTTCGGCTTTCAAGCCCGCCGGGTTTAAGCCGGTCATGACGACATGGTCGGTTATGGTGTTCCCGACGAAGGTGAGCTGGTTCGGGTCTGTGAAATTCCCATTGACAACGACATTGAAATCCGCCGAGAGAAAGTTGGGAGCGCTATAATAGGTCTGCCCGAGTACGCAGGCCGCCGGGTGGAGAGGGAGGCTCACTTGTAGCCCTTCTTCTGCTGCTGACCGTACCAGCGGAAGAAGTTGTCCTTGTCCCGGTCCAGCGCCTCGACGATGGAAACCGTGGAACCGCCTGAGTTGGTGATGTGGTTTGTCGGGGCATAGTGAATCTCGTTCACCACGTTGTAGACCGGGGACTTCCCGTTATTCAGCTCATTGATGCGGCCGACCCCGAGCAGGTTGCTCGCCCTGCCGTTCAGCAGAGCCTCCTGACCTCCGCCCCCGTCATTTACCCGAACCAAAGAATCCCTCCCAGGAAAGAACGGAGTTCCACTCTTTAGCGGGGTCGCGGCGACCTTGGCCGCCTGTGCGGCTCCGAGGACGCCGATGGAGGCCGCGAGGACCAATCCCGGTATTCCCGCCGCCGTGACCGCCATGATGCCGCGCGCGGTGTTTACTCCGATTTCGGCCATGGCAAGGGCCTTAAGCAGGGCACCTTGCTTCTTATTCATTCCCGCGACGAGGGTCGCCGCGCTAAGGAGGTTGGAGGCGGTGTCCATCGCCGCCTCGGTCTTCATCTGCTTCTCTTTGCGGGCGAGGGCTATGCGCTGGTTCGTCTGCATCTCGTCAATCTTTGTCTTGTCCATGCCGAGCTTCTGCGCCTGCTTGAGCAGTTCCTGGTAATGGGCCTCGGTCATTTCCTCTTCACGGAGGAAGTCGTTCTGGATAGTGGCGAACTTGGATTCCGACAGCTCCGCCTGGAGTTCCTTCTCGAAGGCGGCGCGGTCCTTGGTCAGCTGCTCCAAGGCCTTCATCTTCTCCTCGTTCTCCAGCTTCGCGTTCGCCTTGTTTACCACGTCCTGCTCCATGCCCTGCGCGGCGGCCGGGTTATTCCTTTGAAGGTCGAGGAACGCACCCATCTTCCGGGAGCGGATGGCGGCCTGGGCGTCGATGGTGGAGGTCTTCTTCTCTGGCGCGTCCCCGAACAAGCCGTCGGTCTGCTTCGTGTATTTCCCGATGCCATCAAGGCCGCCCTTCAGGGTGGCCACCGTCTTGCCGACCTTGCCGAAGTTTGCCACGGCTTTCTCCGCCATGCTTGTGGAGGCCTTGTCCCACTTGTCTGCGGTGTCCTGGGAGGCGAGCCCCAGCTTGGCGAGCCCGCCCAGAATCATCGCGCCGGCGTTGAGGAACCCGGAAGACGCCATTTGGAAGACGCCTATCAGGCTGAAGAAGGCGTCGGAAATCGCCGAGCCGCCCAGGATGAACGCGAAACGGACCTTGTCCCAGTTCTTGATGATGAAGTCCATCGCCTTGATGAGCATCGGGGTCGCCTTCTCGGCGATTTCGGTGAACAGGGAGTTGGCTTTGCCCTTCAGCTGCTCGAACATTCCTGCGAGCTTTGGGGAGTTCTTGGTGGCCGCCTCAAACACCTTGAAGATGCTCTGCTCCAGCATGTTCATTATCTTCTGCACTCCGGCGAACTTGAGCAGCTCCTTAAAGATTCCGCCGCCATTCCCGATTGGCCGGGAGGCCGCCTTCGTCAGTTTATCCCATGCGGATTCCAGGGCACTGACCTTGGACTTTCCCTGTCCTGTCATGCGCGTGATGTTCTGGTTTATCCGGTCGATGTTCTTGCTGATGTGGTCCATCAGCCGTGCTTCCATCGTAAGGACTGCGTCGGCGGCCATTGACTATCTCCCGTTCTTTTTCATTTCGTATTCGGACTTCTTGCCCAGGTAGTAGGAGCGAGCCAGGAGGTACCTCCTCGGCCTGTCCTTGAGCCGTGGAACCGGACAACCCGGGAAGTCCTGCTCGTACTCGTAGAGTTGCCACCAGTACAGGACCGAGTCCGGTATGTGGGCAATCACGCAGCACATATAGCGGATGTGCTGGCCGTTTTCCTTTTCCTCCGCGCTTGGCAGACCAGAGGGCTTAAAGCAGGTTCGCTCTAGCTTTTCGTCGTATCCATGGTCGCACCAAGGCTGGTGCGGCCGAAGGATGCCGGCGTGAATGCCAGCTAGAAGCCTAAACCTGCGAGTTCCTCTGGAGTGAGGATGGAGCGCTCGTTGATGGCGTCCTGGAGTTCAATCTGAAGCAAAACGGGAAAGGCCTCCAGGTGCTTTTCGCGCAGGAGGCCATCCGTTCCTATAAAATTCGGATTGAACTTGATTTCCGTCCCGTCCTGTTGCCAGAAGTTACGCCAGCCCTTGATGCCGGAGCGCAGGGTGAGCAGCCGCTCCTTGCCTGATTCCAGGTGGAGGGTCGGCTTCTTTTGGTCGTTGTCATAGGATAGGTACCCTGCGTCGTTTTCCAGCTTTGAGGCTTCGACGCCGTTCTTGCCCTTGAGGATGTAAACGGTCCACAGTTCCTTGGGGAAGACGTATGAGCCGTCGGGGTTCAACGCGCGGAAGGCTTTTGGCACGTACGGGAAGGTGGAGTCGGTGTCGAATCCAAGGATTCCGGAGAGCGCGGCGCGCTGCTCCGGAGTGATGATGATGTCTTTGATTTCCATAGCTTACCTCGAATAGGCTAAGGGTTTATAGTCGTCCCGGACCCGCCGGGACCTCGGGCAGATTAGGCTCCCTGCAGGAGCTTCCATTCGTCTTCACCGGCCGCGGTGTTCTTCTTCAGGCCGAACTTCTTCTTTAGCACCCGATAGTTGTTCCGCTCCTCAGGACCGTTCTCGATGTACTGGGCCTTCGGCGCTGAGATGGTGAGCAGCGGGGTGGCGGAGAATGCGCAGGAGAACGCTCCGGTTGTGGACGCCTTCCACTGGGTGTACCAGGCCTCGGTGGCGAGCAGCTTCATCGACGGGTCGAGTTCCAGGGTCGGGTCGCGGCCGACAATCTGGAATCCCTTGATGCCGGTTGCGTTTGAGGGGTCGACGATGGGCTGGACGTCGTTTCCGAAGTCCAGGGTCATCTTGTCGATGTCCTGCGCGACGCCGCCATGGGTGAGGGTTGCCGACAGCACGCGGGCGGTGGTGGCGGTGGTCACGAGCGCGGGGACGATGATTGAGGCGAAGGCCCTGTCCGCGATGGATTGCAGCCGGCCCTTGAACTCGAACTCCATCCTGACGGGTTCACCGACCTGGTTGAGGACGAGCTTGCAATTGCCCATGCACCCGGCAAGGGTGATGACGAGCTGAACGGGGGTCGCCCCTTCGGAACGCTCGACGATTTCGATGGTGATGGGTTTCTGGGTGAGCTCGCTTGACGGCTCCCACTTCACGCCGGTCGTGCTGATTACGGTTTCCTTCGCCCCGCATGCCTGGAGCAGCTTCGAGTACGGGCCCGCGGTGTTTACGGAGGTCATGCCGGCGAGGTCCACGTAGAAGCTGACCGAACCGGACTGCTTCCCGATGATGGAGATGTCCTGGGAGAGGGTGCCGGTGGCGTACTTTCGCTTGTACTCGTTCATCTCGTGGCCGTACTGAATGCCGTCGGCCTGGAAGTCGTAATCGGCCGCCACCAGGGTCTCGGCGGTATACGCCGTGGCTTCCAGCTTGGCGCCGATGGTCATCATGTTGGGAAGCAGCATTCGAAAATCTCCTTGGTTTTACAGTTGAGGTAGGGCATGCTCTGTGACGGTGGCCGTCTGGGAAGCTCTGGAATCGCGGGGAAAGACTAAAGCAGGGTGGTCGGGTCGGTAATCGACTGGGAGTAGTAGACTTCCAACTCGATGGTGACCGCGACGTTCGGCTTATTCACCGTCAGGTAGACTGGCGCATTGGACGAGAACATGAGCTCACGGCAGGTCCCGCTGATGGAGTACCCGGTAGCTGACGCGAGAAACAGTTTCTCCATGTCCTGGATGAAGTTGTCTACGATGTCCTGTGCGTTCTTTGGCGCGACGAAATATGCGTCTAGCGAAATCGGAAGGACCTTGTCAATCGCCCCCCTGGATTCAGCCCGCTTGAGAACTCGCTCGGTGCCGAGAACGATGTTCACGCATGGGAAGTTCTTCATGTTCCCGAGGTCCACGTCCTCCGTGTTGACTTCGGCTACGTCCGTCAGGTAGTTTGAGCTCTTCCGAACAGTCCTGACCAACGTCGCCGCGGCCTTCCGGATGCGGGTTCTTACGGAGTCGGCCATCCGTTAGCCCTTGAGAGCGCGCTCGGCGTTCTCTTTAATGGCTTCCGCCATTTTCTCGGCCATGGCCTTGGCCTTGGCCATTTGCTCATCATAGCCGTCCAGGCGCTTAGTCAGCTCGGAGGGGGTTTCCAGGTCGGCCTTGGTGCCTTCTTGACGGGCCTGCATGTCGGGGTTGTCGCGAAGCGCTCCCCTGCGCAGTTCCTCGGCGTACTGGCAGATGGTGTCGAAGATGAAGACCTCAAGCGGGACGTATACATACTTGACGACCTTGTTCGAGGTACCGAGCGCGGAGATGAAGTCTCCGAACGGGGCCGCGGTGGCGAGGATGGAGAGGCGCAACTTTTCAAGGATGCCGGTGCTGATGAGGGCCTTGAGCGCGTATGGGACGGCCATGCTGCCCAGGATGATGGGCCAGTTTGCCGAGATGAGCGAGATGATGGTGGTGATTATGGCGGGCATTAGGGTTTCTCCTTGATTTCCTGTACGATTCTCTTGACTTCTTTGAGCTCGATGGTGAGCTCGTTTATGGTTTCCTTGAAGGTGTCCTTGATTTCATAGACCTTAGCCTCTAGGTGCTTGTGGTTCAGTTCCAGCTCCAGGAGACGGTCATCCGTGCTCTTTCCCTGAATGACTGGAGGCGCGGGGTAAGCAGCCTGTAGCTTCTGGGTGGTGGAGGGGAAATACCTGAATATCAAGGCCACCAGCGACACGATTGTCGTCATAACGATGCCCGCCAAACCTGGGTCTATGCTCATTTCTTGGTTACCTCCTTCATTGCTTGACGAACATCATCGACCATCTGCGGAAATGCGGTGGCCTGGTACTCTTCTATTACCCGAAGTCGCTTCGGTATGTGGATTGTGCGTGACCCGAAGGTCACTCCCTTCTTGGCCGCGTTCGCCTTTCCAGGCTTGGCGAACCGATGGACCCCTCGTTCATTTACCTTGAAGTTGACGTTGAGCCGCGTATGCGCGGGCTGGGCGATGTCCATACCCGTCTGGTGGACCTTCGCGTACTTGACGTCGGTGAACACCTTCCCGACGACGTCCATCGAGTCCTTGATTATCTCCACCAGCGGAAACCACGAGCGCCGAAGGGTGCCGGTCTTTGCCTTCAGACCCGGGCGGCCGGTCATTTGCTCTTTCTGGATTTTTCCGATAAACACAAGGAGGGTCTGGCTCCATCGTTTCGAGATGGACTTGGTCAACTCAACCGGCTTCTTTGCCAGCAAGCGCCGCAGCTTCTCTGACTCTCGCGGATTCCAGCCTATCACAGGTGTGTTCTGATGAAGCTGTTCAGCAGTGACCAGGTCTCCGGCTGAAGGTCGTACTTATCGGCGCCGGAGCGGCGGTTGATGCCCTCGCGCTGCGTGCCGGAGTTCTCGAAGTCATGCATATGCTTCATGCGGTATCGAATCTCGACCTCGCAGGCGAGCACCAGCTCCGGCGCAACTTCGGCCAGGCACCGTGCGGTGACCGAAGCGAGGACGCCGGTTCCGGTCGCCGTGCCGACGGCGAATTCCGTATCCTGCTCGGTGAGGGTCTCCCCCGCCTCGAAGACTCCGTACAGGACCTCAACGATGAACGCCGCCGAGGTGGCGTCGACGATTAAGCCGACGGCCAGCGAGCTTGAGCCGGCCACGTACTTTCCGACGGTCATGTTAGACGCCCCGGTCAGGACGAAGGTCGAACGCGAGGCGCTTACCGCGAGTCCGCCCACGTAGACCACCCGGAGGGTCTTTCTGCCGGGGAAGAGGTCATAGGTCATCTGTAGGGATTCTGCGTGTGGGCCGATGGAGTAGTTTGAGTCGTCCAGCTCCGTCTCGGTGCCGTCAAACAAGCTGACGCTGTCATGGCTGACGGAGGTGATTGAGGTGACTGGGTGGGCGAGGAGCGGGAAAATCCGCTGGCCCTGCCTGATGTCCAGGTCCTCGGTGTAGGTTGTCTTCTCGATTCGCCGTCCGAGCTTGTCCTGGATGTCATTGGAAGTTGCACTAATCCATATTTTCGCCTGCCGGACATTGTTCATGCCTTCATCGGTGGAGACGTCCATGCTGAGACCGGTGTATTTTTCAATGCGGGAGAGGCTGGTGAGAATCATCTAGAAGTCTCCTGGAGGAAGGAAAGGAGGGGGACTGCTCCCCCTCCTCGTTTGATTACGAACCGTGGGTGAAGCTGACCGAGGTACCGGCCGGCTGGGTCACGGGGACTTTCTTCGCCTTGCAAAGGATTACCGATGCGTCGAAGTAGAAGTCGTCCGAACCCGTGATGACCACCTTGAGGAACAGGTAGCGCTCCACGTCCGCGCACTTGATGCGGATGAGCTTGATGAGCCCGTCGTGCGTGTTCAGGAACTGGGCGGCGTTGTCAACCCCGTCGGTGCCTTCGACGATTGCGAAGGAGGCAGCCTCCGCGTCGTTGGCCGCGGCGGTCCAGGCCGTGAAGTCCAGGGTCTGGCCGGCTCCGATGACTCCGGCCTTGATGACGATGAGGGCCTCGTCGTATCCGGTCATGTCGATGCCTACGGCGTCGCCGATGGCGGTGTCGAGGTTGTACAGGGTGGTGGCGTCGGTCCGCAGCGCAGGCTTGAACAGGTGCGCGATGGCCAACTCTTCATGGGCAGCTTGAAACATTGTTGAACTCCTTGTCTTTCTTTGTTCTGTTACTTTATTGGGTGAGTGCGGAGGACCACGTTAGTGGTCCCCCTCGGGATTACCACTTGGTCTCGTCGGTCTGGCAGCCGGTCAGGATTTTGAACGCCCCGGCCTGTTTGACCATGGTGTCCAAGTCCACGAAGAGGGCGAGCCAGAGCTCATTGGTCTCGAAGGCGGTGCCGGCTTGGTCGGACGACTTCAGCTGCAAACCTCCCCAGGTGGCCATCACGAATTCGGCGAAGTTGCCCACGATGGTCTTGGCGCAGGAGGCGCCGGAAGTTCCATGGGTGTCGGCTTTCGTGATTTGGGTCGTGGCGGCGAACACCAGGCCGAGGAGGTCGGCCAGGACCTTGTCGCTCATCAGCGGGTTCACCAGGGGCTGCCCCTCGGTGTCACCGGAGAACTGGGCGACTCGTTCGCGCTTCAGTCCGCTCTTCACCCTGGGGTGAAGGATGAGACCGGAGGCGGCGTAGTCTGCGTCCTCGATGTCGGCCATCGCCTGCGCGATGCGGTCAACGGTCAGGCGGGCGCCGTTCGCGTTGATTTCGTCCGAGTCGATGGCGCTGGCATTGAACAAGCCGAGCGGCTCCTTCGTGTTGCCGAGGCCGTAGAGGCCTACCCGGTCCATTCCGAGCTTGACGCCTTCCAGCATCTTTTCGCGGACGATTTTCTCGGCTACGCCGGAAGTCTGCTGCATGAGCTTACCGCTCAGCTTCAGGAGCATGGAACCGGTCTTCGGGCGCATGATGCGTTCCCCGAAGGCGACCGCGCTCGCGGTGGCGGCTCCGCCCTCGCGAATCCAGGTCAGGGTGGGGCGGTCCGTGGACTCGGGGAACGGCAGGTCGCCCGAGAGCCCGTCGTACTTCGTGATGCCCAACTTGTCCAGGACCGTGTTGGCCATGGCGGGTCCGATGATTTCCTTGGCGATTTCGATGGGGACCAGGTAGCCGCCCTGAGCGCCCGTCAGGCCGTTCACGGTGGAGCGCTTGCGGGCGTCCTCGAAGACCTTCTTCTCGAAGTCCGCGCCGGTCCAGTCCTTGGTGTTGATGGCGATGGTGGCCTTGGCGAAGGAGAACTTCTCCTTTTCGTCTTCCACGCCGGGGAGGGAGACGTTGCGCTCCTTGATGCGGCTGGAGAGTTCCTTCAGTTCTGCGGAAAGGGGCTCAACTGCCTTCTTCGCCTCGGATTCGGTCTTGCCTTCGATGGTGACCAGGCGCTGCTCCGTCGAGGTGACGAAGTTCTCGAATTTCTTAATCAGTTCATCCATGTTATTTCCTTATTCCCTTCATTCGTTCGGTTGCGTTGTCCAGATATTTGCCGAGGGTTGCGGGGTCATACAGACCGCCTCCTTCGGAAGAGCCCGCTGGGACTTCCTCGGAGGTTGCGTCTTTAATTCCCTTGTCTTCCTCTTGGGGCTCATCGGCGCTCCCCCCAAGCAGTGAGTTCGCTTCTTCCAAAGCCTGCTCCAGGTAGGCCTGGATGTTCTCGATGGATGCCTTGTTCTTTTTCGATAGAACGGCTCCGGCCTTCTGCTCCATGAAGGAGGCAAGGGCTTTTTCGATGTCGATGGGTTCTTGGGCCGCCGGTTGATTCGCGGAAACCAAATTCACGGTGACGTCGTATCCGGCTGCGGTCATTGCCTCGACGCTCTTGGCTACCTCTGCGGTGTACCCGGATACGTTGAGGGTGACGATGGATTTCTTCTTGCCAGGCACCGACTCGGGGGCAGGCTTTTCATCGAGGAGGAAGTTCGTGGCCGAAGTTGTGACAATAGTCGTTCCAACGACTTCTTCTGACGCGACCGACTCGTAGTCCTTCAGCGCCTGTTCGAACGCGGCCATCTCCTCGGCAGGGAGGAACTTGTTCGTCCGGAGGGTGTCTACCGCTTTCTGGGTGAACATTCCCTTGCGGACGGCTTCCTGGGTTGAGTTCGGGTTCGCGGGAAGCGGGGTGATGCTGTATTCCAGCAACTCCGTCTCGTCGTAGATGTACCCGTACTGGCTCATGCCGAGCTTCTTGCGCTCGTCTTCGCTTGGATTCCTGACCTTCTTGACCATGAACCCGATGGAGCCGGTGCGAATTACCCCTGCGGCGGCCATCCTGAAGCAGGTCTCGGCGAATCCGGTGGTGTCGACCTGGTCATCCAGGAAGAGGACCTGACCCATGACCGCGTCGCGTTCGCCGTCGTACCAGCATTTGAGCGTGGCTCCGATGGGGAAACGGGAGGAGTCGTGGAAGCCGAGGACGATGGGATTGCCCATGTAGTTGTCCAGCTTTACGCCGGACGGTATCACCTTGTCTCCATAGCGGTCCACGGTGGCGTCCGTGTAGCGGTACTGGATGACCCGGCTTTCGTACCCAGGCCGGTATTCCACTCCGACGGACTTACAGAGCGTCATGCACTCCTCTACCGTCATGGTAACCCGTGCGTTCTCCGTGGAGGTGAAGGCGCGGACCTGGAGGCCGGTGGTGGCCTCCTTCTTCGTTCTCATGTTTTCGGGCTGGGTCTGCTTCATCTTGCCTCCTTTATCGGCCGAAGTACATTCTGCGTTGTTTGAAGGGGACGACGTACTCGCCGCTGCCGGGCGCCTTTGCCCGCTCTTCGAGGTCGTCCTCGTCTTCGTCCTCGTCCTCGTCTTCTGGGTCCGGGCCGGGGTTGTGCGGGTTGAAGGTCGGAATGGCGGAGGCGACGTCCAGCTCTCGGTTCTCGGCTACCGGCCCTTCGACAGTCTCTTCTGCGTCGGCTTCGACGGTTTTCTTCTCGGCGGACTTAGTCGAGATGACCTTCCGCACCATCTTCTGTTTATGCATCGATATTCCCTTCAATTTGGTTCAGTCGTCTTTTACGGCGAGCGCCACGCAGCGACAGTTGATGATGTTCCCTGCGGCGCCGTGGGGGTCGCTCGGGTGACGAAGCCCGGTCGAGAAGGACTTGCCTACCTCGACGATTTCCCCGTCCGCGTGCTTGTGGTCGAATTCCCCGTCCCGTACCGACTCATCGCGCGCGGTGAGCCACTCGTGCCGGAGGATGCCCTCCTTCTCGAAGATGGACTGGCGGGTCTGGGATGAGATGGTCGCGGTCTCAGTGCGGGCGATGGTCTGTGAATGCGAGACCCTGCTTTGCATGGTGTCCTTGATTGCATCCTTAATCTTGCGCCCCAGCTCGGGGATGGTCATGTTCTGCGACACGCCCTCGGTGATGGCCGTGCCGATGGCGTCCCGTGCCATCTCATTAGTGAATAGGTTGACCTGGGTGATGAAGGTGAGGCGGCTGCGGAGGAACTTGTCGACGTAGGGCGAGTTGATGTTCCAGTTGACCAGGTCCCCGATTTCGGAGGATACCTTGGCGGCCTGAGACTCAACCGACTTGTGGTATAGGGGTTTCGCGGCCTCCTTGAGCAGCTTGTCCTCGCCTGCACGGGTAAGCAGGAAGTCGGATGCCTTCAGGTTCGCGTCACGCTTC